TCATTGCATGACTTCGTATATCTGCTTGCCGTTTCGCCAGATCATTTTTAGCACTTGACGCCGGTTAGCTTCCTTACTCCGATACCCGATGTGTACCCAGGCGGCATTGCCCCGGCTGTCTGGATTCTCCAGAATTAACTGGTCGAAGTCCAGATCGGCCCGGACGTAGGCGAACACCGTATTATTTGAAATTGTCTTTAGTCCATCGCAGTCGATATCCACTGCCTGACCCAGCATATGCGCCGACGTTTTACTACCACCGATGGCTTTGTTCAGGGCCGGACTTCGATAAAAACTGGTAATGGGTAACTTGCCAAAGCGGTCGAAGAGGGGCACGATGACGTTATGATACGTGCGGACCATGTTGCCGTAGTGTTCAGAGGTGGGCACGTTGGTGATTCCCTTCCGGATGGCCGTGGCTGATTTTATGGCTTCCCGGAACGTGAGGTACGCACCGAAATCGGGAAACAGATCGGCTACGCGACCCTCACCCAGAAAGTCAGCGGCCATATCCAGATCACTCATTTCTTACGTCGTTTTAGGTCCTGCTTAATCGCTTCCTGATTCTCCAGCCCCTTTTGCTGGTTACGGATCACAGTCGAGTCGGTAGCCCGTTCGTGATGCTTCAGATCGTTCAGTTCGCTACGCAGGGATTTAACCTCGTTGCGAAGCGACTTGACCTCATCGGCCATGGCCTGTAGTGCTTCCGAGAATCCAACCTGCACCCGTTGGCCTTGCTGTTGCCCCTGTAGATAGGCAACCACCGTGGTCAGGATCAGCATAAAGGCCAGTCCCCTACCCAAATCCATCAGCGCGTCCTGGCGTTTTTCCAGCTCAGCCGCCCGCTGCTCAGGACTATACGTGTCCGGAACGGGGCGTTGGTAGTAGCTGAGCACAACACCACCCAGCATCAGGGCTGTAAACGTTGCGAAGGTTTCCCAGGGCCAGGGATTGAGCCGGGGCGCTATGAACCCGAACGCTGACAGCCCACAGCCGAGCATACCGACATAAATTGCCGTTTTCCACACACGCCCTTTATCAGGCGGAGCCAGCAGCAGCATCCCGTATTGAAACAGGGATGACAGGCTAACCAAAACGAAAGGGATAAGCATCGCGTTGTTCATTGTTAAGTCTTGTCATCATCCGTTGAGTTGTTGTTATTCCGGGTCATCTGGTACGCCTTCCACAACCGCTGCACGAAGTCGCCAAAGTTTGCGCTTTCATCGAAGTACTTTTTCAGCAGACGCAGGCCCTTTTCGGCCGGTATGCTGACCAGAAACCCCGCAAAGGCGACCACCAGCACGTTCCAGTGGTTCGACAGGGCAAGCATCGCCAGCAGGCCCACGAAGACAATCGCGGCAAACTGCGAATACAGCCGCTGTAGGAGCGAGTAGTTTTCTCGGTTCTTCGTGTTGACAAACTGGAAACCGGCACCCACAAATATGAAAAACAGCACAAAAGCGAAGTCAACCGGTCGCACGGCTCCAGGCAATTCCATAACGTTTTCTCGATCTCTTAGCAGGTTAGGCAAATTGCCCGGTTGTAGGTGGCCGACGTGGCCCGGGTGGATAGCCAAAGCGGGTGGTCCAATGGACCACCCGCCCGGAAGTTAAATCGGTGCCAGGATGCGGGTCTCTTCGCACTTGGCAGACCATTCGATGGTGACCTGCCAGCGGTGGGAAATCTCGGTACCACTGACGATGCCGTAGGTGGGTTTGATGACCGCTTCGATGAAGGTGCCACCGCCCGCGCCGGCCTTCATGCCGTATATGTGCTTACCCGAGCGGTAGGCAAACAGCACGTTGCCGTTGCACTGCAGGGCCGTCATCAGCTCGTACATCTCATCCGAGTCGTCTTCCAGCACCAGCGTCACCGTGCGGGTCGAGCGGCCCAGAATCGATGAGGAGCCGCCCCGGGTCGTCTTGTAGTTCAGGGTCGCTATTGGCTTCTCGCCGTCGACCACCTTGAAGTGGCGGATCGGGTGGGGAATTGCCGTCGGCGTCGATTCGGGACCGCCGGTGTTGGTCAGTCGGGGCGTCCAGCTGGCGGCTAACGTGGGATCAGCTTCGAGCGCACCGGCCCGGTCGGTGAAGAAAATCTCCGAAATCAGCTCATCGTTAAAGACTTCGCAGTGATCAGGAATGACCGGCATGGACCCCTCAACGCACAGGTCATCGCTGCATTCAGGGCAAAACAAGTTAGTCATGTGTGAAACGGGGTTATGCCGGGCTATCTCCCGACGTGTGAACAAATATAAATACTATTTACAAGCGTACAATATGTTTGATAAACGTATTCTAAACCAAACGGTTCAGCCCTCAGCAGTCCAGGGGCGTCAGCACCGCTGCCCCCGAGGTACCGGCCGGTACGTCCACCAGACAGGCCGATCCGTTCTGGGCCGTGCCCGCCTTCACGCTCGTCCCCAGACTCGATACCGGCATGACCACCTCGATCGTAAAGGCTCCGTAGTCGGTGGGTGTAATCCGGGGTTTGGCTTCAAACGACAGTGCCTGCACCGAGCGCAGGATCGAGCCGTCACCGTTCAGATAACTCACCTCGAAGACTTTGTGCAGACCGGCCATGCTCAGCGCATCGGCTACACTTTCGCTGGCATCCTCGATGCGGAGCGTCCAGACTTTGCGCACCTGCCCACCGGTCTTTTCGTCGCCCGAGCGCTCCTCGATTTCTTCGTAGGTAGGTCCCGTCAGCTCACCCTCCACCAGAAAGCGCTGCTGAAACCCGTAGGAGCCGTACAATAAATCACCAATCCGGGTGTCGTTCACCATGCGGATTTCCAGCAGATCGCAGAAACCGCACTTGACGGCGAAGGGAGCCGAGTAAGCCGGGCCGATCTTGAGCCGGTAGACGCCCTCGGAAAGGGAGCGCAGCGCGCCCGTGCCCCACTCCATGATCGGCTCGCCAATGTTGATAATATAAAGCGTGTTGCCGTCGGTCATCCTGAACAGCGTGGCTTGCCAGCCGCCCCGGTCTTCGCCCGTATCGGCATCGACAAAGTTGCCCCCATCGACGCACCAGGGCGAACTCTCCAGATCATCCGGCATGGGTACGGCCAGCACGAACGGCATGAGGTAGTTGGGCCGCGAGATCGGTACGCCCGCCCAGCGCTCCCACCCCTGCCCGGTGGGTCGACACGAGGCCAGCAGCGCCGGGTTCTGGGCGAAGGGCATGGCCGCTCCGCCTACGCCCTGCAGGCCGTCACCGCCCGGTTCGGGTAAGGTCGGTAGCTCGGGAGCCGCGGCCCGGTCGAAGGTAAAATCAAAGGTGTAGTCAAAGGTCGTTAGGGCCATATCTCGCGGGGGTTAGTCACATCCGTAAACGGTTAATTTGCCGGGCAGTTCATAGGTACCACAGTTGCCATCGGTGTAGATAATCATTTCCTGATTCGTCAGCACGAGGGTCGGGTCACCGCTGCAGTAGGTCTGCTCATTGTAGCGGGACACCTCCAGTCCCGCTGGTGCGCATTCGCCCTCGCCACCACCACCGCCATTGCCACCACCGCCACCGCCATCGCCCGGATCCTGCGGGTCTACGACCGTCACCTGACAGCGGCTACCGGCCAGCACGTCGAGGGTGATCGTATCGGCTACGGGATCGAAGCTGATCTTGGCCAGTTTGGCCAGCTCGAAGCGATTCGTGCGGACGTAGCCGTCGAGATTGATAGGAAAGTCCGCGCAGCAGACCGGCACGGTAATGCCCTCCTGCCTCCGCGTGGGCTTTAGCTCCAGCATGGCCATCTGCAAACCCGGGGCTACCGAGCCGTCGGCTTTTTTGATGGCATTCACCCGGCCGGCCGAAAAGCCTACGCCGTGGCGGTGGTAGTCGAGCATGAGCATGGCCGCCGACTGAAAGCCGTTCAGCCCCAGCCCCACGTCGAGGGCATAGTCCTTGTAGGTTTTGATGGAAATGTCGCGTACCAGTTCGTAACCCAGCCCGGGCGTCATGGCCAGCTCACCCAGAAAGATCGCTTCGTCGGGTACCGACTCGGGGTATTTGTAACCGGCCAGCAGGTCGGTGTAGATGCGTGAGGCCGTGCGGGTATTGGTTTTGACCTGGCCTTTGTCGTCTCTGACTACGCACTGATCTGTGAAGAGAATATTACCCTGGCGGAATTCGCGCACGTCGCTGCTGGCATTGTTGGCAATGACCAGCTCCTCCACCGCGTAGAGCTCATCCAGATCAACGCTTTCGTTGTTGGCTTTGGCCAGATTTTCCGGGAACTTCAGCAGGTTCAGCGTCACGCGGCCGCGCCGGACGTAGCTACGTTCGGCAAACCAGCTGTAGTGCTCTAAACGCAGTAAGCCCGTCTCGGGATCGATGATGTGCCAGACGTTGTGCAGGGCTTTTAATTCCTCCAGCATCTCTTTCAGGGTCACCACCAGCTTGACGGCCGGGGTAACCGACGCCGGGCGTTTGGCGTCCGAGCCGGCCATGATGATCCACATCAGGTTGGGGCGCTTGGTGACCGGGTTCACCGGCAGCGTATAGAAGTCGGTTTTCAGAATCTGGGCCAGCCGCCCCGCCGGGGTGCCGTAGGTGCTATCGACCAGCAGTTTGGTCAGCATCGGTACCAGCGGGTAGCCCTTGGGGTACAGATGCAGCTGGGAGGTGGGACCCGTGCCGATGTTGTTGCCGTCGGGCAGCTGGAGTACCATCTGACCGGCCGGGTTGGGCTTGAACTGAAAGTAGTCGCCGTAGGACGCGTAGAAGAGCTGCGCCGGCGGCACGGCTGTGCTCGCGCCCGGGGCCAGCAGGTTGATCGGTGTTTCCCAGACCCTATACAGCGCGTCGTAGCCATCGCGCGGGTTCACGCTCTGCACCTCGGCTTTGCAGTCGACGTGGTTCCAGCGAACGGCCGCCATGTTGAAGTACCCCTGCCAGAGCAACTGATCGGTGACGGGGTTGCCTTCGTCGTCCACCGTCCCGGCGCAGGTATTGGTAAACACGCGCAGGTTGATTTCCACGCAGCAGGGAAAGCGCTCGTGCTGGGTATACAGCCAGCGGTAGTCATCGCCCGAGAGCGTGACGTTGCCCTGCAGTTTGGTGCGGTAGTAGAGCTCACCCGACTGGCGTTCACTGGCGAATTTCCAGTCGGCCTGACCCGCTTCGACGCGCCGGACCTGGGGCACGCTGGCGTCGAGCTGGGGCAGGGTGATTTCGACGATTAGTTTCATACGCGGGGTGGGTCCTGAAGGCTGGTATGGTTGCCGTCAATAACGAGTATCTTGCCGTTAGCCAGTGGCACAATCTGCTTACCGGGTTTGGTGTTGCGTTTGATTTCGGCCAGCTCCCGGCTCATGCCGTCGATGCGACCCTCCAGCCGGCTGAAGTCGTAACCGGCCGGGGTCGTAGCCGTGGCCAGCTGTTTAGTGACCACATCGGGCAGACCGAACCCCCGGGCCATGAGCGCGGCAAACGCCCGCCGGGGATCGTCTTCGTTCAGCGCGTCGAGCACCTCGTGGTACTTCTCCGAACTCTTCGCATTGGTTACCCATTCGCCCCGCTCGACTTCGATATCGGTGCCGTCGATGCGGTGACCACCCCGCTCGTGGGTGCGGCCCGACAGGGGAATCCGGCCCCCTTCGCGAAGTTGAGTAATAGCTTTCGCCCGGGCTTTGACCGATGCGATCGTGCCGATGATGGTGGCGATGGCCCCGAGCGCGAGAATAATGCCCACGAAGGGAATCTTGCCGTAGGTTTTAAACATCTCCGTGATGGCCACGACGGTGTTGGATACCGTCACGGCGTTGTTGGAGACCTGAGCCGCCAGATCGAGCACCTGCTGGGTAGCCAGGGCTTTGCGCCGTACGGCTTCCTCTTCGGCTTTCTGACGCTTCAGGTCTTCCAGTTCGGCCCGGCGTAGCTTGAGGTTGTTGGCCGCGCCTTCTCTGTCGCGTTCCTCTTCGACGCGGACCTGTTCTTCTTTGGCCTGAATCTGCTGATCCAGCAACCGGATGCGTTCTTCGCTGGCCTGAATGATGAGCTGGGTCGTTTCCTGCACCACCCGCGATACCTGATCGACGGCCTGTAAAAAGAGTTCCCGTTCGGTTTCATCTTTGAAGCTCTTACTGATACCCAGCAAATCCCAGATGTCGCGATTCGCCGGGCTCAGCAGTTCAATCTCCTTACGCTTATCCTTCAGGGCCTTTACGTACGCTTCCAGGCGCTTAATCTCTGGCGTGTTGGCAATGTTGGCCTGACCTTCCAGCGCTGATATCTGCGACTCACCGGAATAGATTTGCGCGTCGAGCGTATCCAGCTCGTTACGTTTGGCAAATTGCGTACCGGTCTGGTCATCCCCTTTCCGGCGAAGCTGAATGTTGGAGATGGCAATGGACTCAATGTCGCGCTGACCCCGGATGATCTGATCAAAGACCAGATCGCGCCGTTCGCGGGCCTGTTGTTTCACCAGGGCGGCATACTTGCCCGCGTTCTTTTCTTCAGCGGCCAAGAGCTTTTCCCACTTTTCATCGAACGCGGCCAGCTCCTCACTGTTACCCAGTTTGACGTAATCCAGCCGGGCGTTCTGGTACTGGTTGTACATTTCGGCATACTTGCCCGCATTCTGCTCCTCACTGGCTAAGATTTCCGCCCACTTGTTATCAAACAAAGCCAGCTCCTGTTCGGCCGTTCCGCGCAGGGTGTTCAGCAGTTCCCGCTCCTCACGGATGCGCCGGACCCGAATCTGCCGGTCCGCTTCGACGTCGACGGCATTTCGACGCTGCTCAAACTGCCGGGCAATGTCCGGCGCGTTCTTTTCAAGCGATACCGACTGATCGGCGACGACCTCACGCTTACCCGTCAGCGGATTGATGCGGGTCTTATTGGATGCGGCCAGCTGAAGTAACTTTTCAAACTTCACCCGTTCGGCATCGACTTCGGCTTTGTCGAGCCGGGCCTTTTCCAGAATGTAGGCTTCGCCGTCTTTTTTCAAAGACTCCAGCTTGTCTTTTCCGAACTGCTCCTGCAACTTTTCGTACTCCTTCACGTACTCCTCCTGCGCTCCAAGCAGTTCGCGCTGCTCATCCTGATAGGCTTTCAGCCGGGCTTTGGCCGCTTTTTTTTCTTCGCTGGTCGGTCCCGTTGTTGGCGTTGGGGCTACTACGGCCGGCTTGCCTTCGGCCCGGCGAATTTCGCCTTCGAGTCGCTTAATTTCCTCTTCACCAAGCTTTTTATCTAGCTGCTTGAGCCGAATTTTTTCCCGAACCTGCTTGATCTGATCCTGATAGCCTTTAACCGTAACCTGGGTTAGTCGAACCTCGCGAATCGCATTTTCGCCCGACAGCGTAGCCAGTTGCTTTTGCAGATCAATCTGCTGTTTGCCCCTCCGCTCAAGAATATCGACCGTGATTTCAAAATACGATGCGTTTAGATTTTGCTCCTGAGCCTGGGGACTAATCCGGCGACGGCCCGACGCAAAATCCCGCGCCAGCCGGAGCCGGTCAGCGGCTGATAACTTTTCCAGCTCCACCACCGATTTACCCGATGCCAGGGCCAGATCCTGCAAGGCCTTCGACTGACCCGCAATGGAGGCCGTTAACTCATCCTGCACTTTCTTGATCTTTTCCTGACCCAGTGCAATCCGGATTTTCTGCTCATACAGCCCGTTGACCACCCGCAAGCGCTCAGCCAGCAGATCAGTCGTAACGGCTTCGGCATTGAGCTTACCCAAAAATTCGGGGTACTTCTGGTTTAACTGCTGAATCAAACTCAGCCGGACCTGTTCATTGTCATTGGCCAGGGCAATAGCGCCAACCAGTCCGTTTAGTTCCAGTTGCTGTTTACGCAGGTCTTCAGCGGGCGAATTAGTCACCAGATCGGTTAGTAAACCAAGAAACTCACCACCGACCTGAAGCGCTACCCGGAAGGCACCACCTAAACCCGAATTACCCAGCCCTACCGACAGCCGGTCCACCTGATCTGAAAAGTTCGACATCTGGCCTTCGAGGGTTTTACTTACGGCCGCCGTACTTCCGGCTACCCCGTTGAGTTGCCCAAATTTTAGAATCGCTTCCGTTATATCCTCGCTGGTTGCTTTGACCGTCTGGGAGGTTCCCTTAAAGGCCAGCGTTACCTGATCGCCGGATTTACTAGCCCGGATGCCAAACTCTTTCAGCCGCTCAAATTCCCCGCTCTGCGCGTCCAGAATAGCCTCCGTAAGCTGATCAATACCCTTGCCCTGCGATGCAGCTAAATCCCCGATATTGATGAGCTGTTCTTTAGTGGGTACCAGACCCCGGTTAGCCAGCTTTACGAACGCTTCGGTTACTTCATCGACCTGGGAGGGTGAATTGGCCGCGTAGTCGGCAATGAGCCTAAGATTTTCCTGCGCTACTGACCGGCTACCGAGCGCGTTGGTCAGCACCGCTTCGTACTTCTCAAACTTACCCGTCGTGTTGACAATGGCCGTACCTGCGGCCAGTATGCGGTCAACCGCGAACGCCCCAATTACGTAGTCTTTGAGCTTACTGAAGATGTCACCGGCCCCGCTGGTGGACTTCTTTACTTTTTCAACGCCGTCGGAGGCTTCACCCAAAGCCGTTTTGATTTCGTTGATCCGGTTTCGGGTCGCCGTCAGATCGCGCTGCAACTCCTGATAGCGACCGGCGGCAATGAACTCATTCCGGCGCTTGTTGAGGGCTTCGTATTCGTTTTCGAGCCGGGCCACCTCGCGCCGGAATGATTCCTGCGTCGCTTCAATTTGCTGATACACCCGTACCTGCTGTCCGAGCGCCTGATTGTACCCCTGTTGCTGTTTTGTGAAATTGGCAATGGGGTTCTTTTGGGAAAGCGACTGAAGCCGATCATCGAACGATGCCAACTCGCTACCCGCTTTTTCTAGATTGGCCAGCAGGTCGGAAATGTCAAGATTGTACTTGGAGGTGATTTCCTGCGTCATGGCTACGTTGTGTAAGCGGTTAAGTCTTCCCGTTTATCAGAAACGGCTCCCTTGCCCGTAACGGAACCTATTCGGTACCGGAAGCGGGGCGATTTAAACAGATAGTCGCAGTCTACACTGAACGTAGACCTCTGGCCCGGTTTAAGGTCTATCCGAAACTGCTCGGTTTTACCCAGAAGCGCCAGTCGTTTGGCATAGACCCGAACCAACATCATTCCCTGCAAGGGTTGACCGACCGGTGCTTGTATGGCGAAAAAGTAGCGAAACAGGCCCGGCTGGACTTTCTTAACAATTAGGCTATCTATCATTTTCGTTAATGCTTTGAGTAGGCTGAGGCTAGATGATCTTGCCGTTCCACCCAGGCACTGTATAAATGCCAGAATTCAATAGTATCTATTCGCTTCAGTTCAGCTACGCCTTCCGCTCTACCTTCCGCCATTGATAGTAACAGCTTCGACCAGTACGCATCACGATCAACTACTTGCTTTCGAACGGTAATGGGCTTGGCGTTTGCAGGGTCATGTCGACTGTTGGTACGGCTGAAATACTTTGGATGAGTGATTTCCAGGATTCGGCGGTAATCTGTAGGTAGCTTAACGCCAAGTGACTGAAAAAAAAAGCGCTGATACCGCTCCAATCGGCTATTTTCTGCTTACCCAGTTCAAGGCTGTATGACTTGCGGTCTTCATCTTCGCGGTTAATAAACAACGTGCAGATGTAGTACAAAGGAGCCGCCTTGATCGACATGTCAGCCGCTGCTTTGATGATGTTATCGACAATAATGGCCGCATCAGCCAACTTGCCGTCATTAAGCGCATCGTGAACACGGCGCATGTCGGCTACCAGCACTGTCGACTGTCGACCGAGTGTAGCGTACAAACCGAACTTCTCAAGCCAACCATCACGCTCTACCGACAATCGACCTTCCCGTTCAACATAATACGTATGCCCGTTGGCAACAAACGATGATGCTGAGGGGTCCAATTCGACCGGATACAAATCAGGGTTAGTCATAGGGGAAACAGCTTAGCGCGAACACTGGAAAACAACCCGCCAAACCAGACCGCACAACCGGCCGTCAGCAGGGACAGGATAAGATTTACGTGCGTAAAATACCAGTAATACACGTAGAGCGAAACCCAGAAGCCCATCTGCCCGGCTACGCAGTACACGCAGGTCAGCAGGGGTTTGAGGATGGTTTCCACCCGGCTAACGCGCCGTTGCAGTTTGTCGGGATTGTCCACAACCGGGCTTACGTAGCGGTCACCCAGCCAGTACAAGAGCCGTGCCCACGGTGCCAGCAGATTGCCCGGCTGGGTCAGGATGTTTACGTAGCTGTCGGCCAGCAAACCACAGCTAACACTCAGCAGGAGTGAGATAAGTAAGAGTGTCGAGACAGTCATGTTGGAGGGTGTATGTAACGGTTAAATCGATACCAAAGGCGAAGTAGGGCGGAAACAAAAACTGCGAACGCGTCTGTTCGTAGGTGTAGCGGGCAAACAGGTTGGTGTTGCTATCGGGTACGCCGGTGATGGTGACCGACAGGTTCTGAATGGGACCCCGGCCCGATTCTTTGGCCGTACGCAGGGTATTGCCGATGGCGTTCATGATCATGGCCGGTATGGCCGCTTTGGGCGAATCTCCGGCTTCAAACAGGGCGCTGTTCCCCCAGGCCACCAAACGCAGCGTTGACTGCCATTTGGCCCGGCCGTCAACGCTGCGGGCATTCCCATCTTCAAAGTAAACAATCAGCCGCTCCGACTGATCGGGCACCAGGTCAGGGTACTGCCTGCCGGATGTCGTACAGGTCGATGGCTCCGATTCCAGACTGATCGGAAAGCGGTGCACCCGACGGTCGGCCCCGTTCTTATCTTTACTGAACCGATCCGTTTCCAGCACCTTGACCAGCCCCGCCAGCCGTGAGATGAACGGCAGCGCCCGCAGGCTTTCGGCCAGGTAGTAGGCGATGAGTAGGTTGATCATAGAAAATACTGGCTAACTTAGTTTGTGATTTTACAAATCAAACCCAATAATTTGCCTTCATTGTCTCAGAATACACTTTTCTGATTTGTAATTTTACAAATACTGGTTTACAAGGTCGGTCACATCACCCGCGGCATCGGCTTGAATCTGCTCAACTTCCGGTGCCGTGAGCTTCAGAAAATTGCCGTAGCGTTTCAGATTCCCCAGCAGCACAGCCTGGGCATCCCGGTCGGAAGCTCCCGTCAAAACCGAATACCGGTAGCCGTTTCGCTCCTGACTGATCACCTGCAGCGAGCTCCACATCCGACCCGAGTAGAACAGATTCACGTTACCACCCGAGCGGCCCTGCGCCTGACGAAGACCGCCCCAGGTGCCTTTCTTGGCCGGCTTCGACGGTGCCGTGTAGGCCCTGCCCCCGGCGTTGAGTTCCTTACCCCGAAACGAAGACCGGTAGACCTCCGTATCCGAGTAGGCCGCAAACGAGCCGTCGACCGATATGCCGTCCCGGATCGAGCGCTCCTTGACCAGGGTAAGCCCTGTTTGCCCCATGCGAAGGGCAATGGTAGGCGCTTCGGCTTCCAGCGCCCGGATCATGCTGGCAATCTTGGTCTGGTATTCGCTCGTGCTCATGGCTATCTACCGAAACAATCCACCCCGGCGCCCCCAGCTGGGACCCGCCTGAAAACAACAATCGCTGGCATCGATCTGGAGCTTGACGACCTCCGCTTTCAGCCAGCCCAGCCGGTCGAGATACTCCTGCCGGCAGCGCCCACTGGCCCCCGCCAGATCGCTCGTGGACAGGACCGAATCCCGGTCGATCTCCCCCGTGGCGGGCGTAAGCAGCAACCGATATGCCGTCTGATAGGCCAGCATGTAGCCGATCACCAGCTGGGTCCGGTCATCCATCACCAGCTTTTCCAGCAGAGGATCGTACTCGCAGCTGGAGGTGAGCGACACCAGAAACCCGCTGGCCTTACCCGTGCAGCAGGAAGAGATCAGCGCCTGCAAATGGGCCATGTTCCCCCCGCAGCCGCAGCTCAGCAGATTATCCGCGTAACGGACGCCATCGGGCAGCGTAGCTCTGAGCGCGTAGTGACCCCCGTCCATCGGCACCCGCCAGGGTGCGCCCACCGGATGGTGGGTTTTCGACTGGGCGGCTACGTCCACCGTGACGCTTTTCAGGGGCGCACCGATCACGTTGCCGTCCGCATCCTCGCGGTAGAGCGCAATCACCTGACCCTCGACGGCCTGATTCAGCAAGAGCCCCACCGAGCTGATCACCACCCAGCCGCCCCTACGGTAGCCAGTCACGAACGGCAGTCGGGCCAGCTCCGTATTCGTCGGCGCAAAGTGGGTGTAACTCTTGTTGCCCATCACGCCCGAATACGTGGGCCGCGCTGGAAAGCTCGCCGGTAGGAACGCCTTCAGGTCGGTGTTCAGATCGAGCGACGCCCCCAGCCGGGCCGCCAGCAGCGCTTCCCAGAAGCCCGGTCCGGCCAGCCGTTTCAGGGGCAGATCAGCCACGTCCGATACGTACACGCCCGACAGCGAATCCGAGTACGACGGGTCCATGACGGGCGGTTCGGGGAAACAGGCCAGGTCGGTTTCGGGCCGAACCAGGCCGAGGTACGGGGTTAAGTCCATGGCTGCAATATACGATTTACACGCGTATTATACGCGCTCTGTTGGTGTTTCAGCCGGTGGTGTTGTCTCCCGGATCGGCTCGGAGCGTTCCAGAAACTTCTTGCACATGGCGTACAGCACCAGAAACGTGACGCCCATGTACGTGTGCTCATTCCAGCTGTAGCCGGCCAGTACCAGAATGCCCGCCGTCAGCACGTCGACCAGCACGTACCAGCGGGCGGCTACGCGGATCAGTTTGAGGTTGGATTGGGGTTCCATGGGTGGGATTTAAGGAAGTAATGAAAGCGTTGGTTGTACATACGACCACATCCGGCTATCCATCAGGGCGTGACCCGCTGCGTTGGCATGGATGTTATCAATCGTGTAGGTGCCTTGTTGTGTGGATGGATTCCACAAATCACCCATGGGTACGTAGATAATCCGGGGATCATTCAGGGCGGCAATGCGCGTCTGTGCGGCCGTTCGGGCGGCTGCCAGTATGGTTTCCTGCGCATCAGAGCGAGGGTAGATGCCAATGACAAATAGCAATGACCGGGGGAAATACGTCTGTTTCCAGGCGATGATATTAGCCAGATTTGCGTCATACGTTGCCGCGCTGGCATCATTCATCATCGGTTCGTAAAGAATGATGTCGGCCTGTAGAACATTAAGCTGGCCCTGCGTTCGAAGGACTTCAATGTTGCTGGAGGTAAAACCGCCCTTGCCCTTTGACAAGATTTCCCAGGTCTGGCCGGTTTGTGTAACCAGTCGATTTCTGAGCTTTACATCCGAATAATCATCCCATGATGCTGGCCCTGACCCATCCCAGATAGAATCATGTAATTTAAGTATTACGCGCTCTGCGTTCCGCTGAAAATCCATTGATGTGCGTAGTCCGGACGAAAAACCGGCCTGCACCGTACCGGTAACCCCTATTGGACTGGTTAGGGTATAATTGCCTACCTGCGTAACGGCAATGGTAACGTTATTAGGCACAAAGCGCCGAATTGGAATGCGATTCTCCACGCCGGGAAGCATGCGCCGGGCCATGTAGTTTCCTCCAAAACCAGCTACGGCAATGCCGCTATTCTGCCACTGTACGGCCATTGTCAGGGCCTCGGGTACGGTAATCTGTAACTCTTCAATCCATACCTTAGTGCCAACCTGCGGGGTAAAGGAAAAATAGGTTTGGTTGTTGCTGACCGAACCGGAAATATTGGTGTTATTGAAGGCCTGAAAGATCGGCATGCCCTCTACCTCCAGCCGATTCTCAAAGGACTGAAGCACCCTAGACATGTAGGATACGTTGTTAAGAACGGCGCTTACTCTATTTGTGATTGTCGCACTGACCGAACCGCCTACTGTGACTGTACCGGGTACACTGGCCGTAACCGTACCCGACACGGGCACGGTCCCCGTGATAGCGATGGGCTTTGTTACTTCGGTCTGTACCGTACCGGTGACACCTACTGGACTGGTTACTTTAACCGGAAAGGCCGGTATCTGTTGAGCGTGGCTAATCAGACTAGCTAAACCCAGCAAAATCGTGAATGCGTACTTCATTAGTTACGAGGGATAAGGGGTGAAACAAACCAGTCTGAACCGTCCCATAGCGTCAGGCTACCGCCATATTCGGGATCATTGGCAATGATGAATAAAACGGGTTTCCCGGCCACGGCCTGCAATTGAGCCTCAGCATACGTACTGACCAGGGCGAGCGTAGGCTTTACGGCATCAACTTCGGTGCGGGTGTAGGTCTCGCTTCGACTGTAGGCATCCGCGCCCGCTACCTGCACGCGCACCGTATCGCCTTCAACGGTCTGCACCGTATAGGGCTGGGTGGACTGAGCCGATACCGTCCGGTAATCAGCCGCCACCGTGCCCGCGATCATGACCCGGCCCCGCCAGCTGATGGTTCGGTAGGTGGTTGCCGTGTAACCGCTGGTAACATGGCGAATCCGCAGCAGTTGCCCCGAACGCTCTACGGTGGGTTGCGTGCCGAGCAGTTTACCGCCCACGGTGTTCAGAACCCGGACCGTGACAGCCGTCGTATCGCTCACGGAAGCGGGCAGCACGAACACTTCGAGCAAGGGGTTGCCTTTGTAGACTTCGGCGTTGACCGTGGCCGCCCGCTGGCGGATGGTGGGCTGGGCCAGGGCGCTGGTCATGGCCAGCAGATACAGCAGGAGTAGGCGCATTGGTTACTGAGATATTAATTCGTAATTCGTTCCATTCCACACAAAACCCCACTGACGCGTGCCGCCACCGGTGGGCAAGAGAATTCCGTCGCCGAAAGCGCCGAGCGTGTTCTGCACCTGAGCGGTGCCGTTGGCGTTGATCTGAACGTTGCCGCTAGAGGATGTGTCGTAGCGCTTGACAAACACCGTAGCCCCCACGCTCGAAGCCGCATCGAGATTCACCGCCACGGCCGTCGAACCGTTATCGACGGAGATCGTGGTGATGGCCGCCGTTGGCGCGATCGTGCTGGTAGTGGTAATCTTCTGATACGCCACACTGCTACCCCCTCCGCCCCCAGTGGCGTAGTTGGGAATGTTCAGGGTGTTACCCGAGAGCGTTGCCGCTCCCGAGGTACCGGTGGTCGTGAGCGTGAGCGCCCCCTGCTTGCCATCCAGCGCGGTCTGTAGTCCCGTCACATCGCTGATGGCGTGGGTATGGGCAAAGTCGGTGATGTCAGCCTTGACGTGGGTATGGCTAAAGTCGGTGATCTGCGATTTTGTGTGCGTATGGGTCGTCGGGGTTCTCGCGTCACTGAGCCGGCTGTCCGATCCCAGCACCACCTCCGCGCTGGCCGCATTACCCGATGCCGGAGCGTTGCGGGTTGACGCCGTGCCGAGCGCATCGATCTTGCTCTCATCGGCGCTCGTAAACGACGCCGTCGTATTGTCCAGCAGCGTTTTGTTACTGTGGCTGTGGCGTGATGAGGTATTGGCCGTGACATCGGTATTGGCGCTGACGGTAGCTTGGAAATCCGTAATCGTGCTGGCCGTCTGCGTGTGGGCGGTCGGTGTCCGGGCATCACTCAGCCGCGTATCGTTGCCCTTGACGACTTCACCCGTGGCAGCATTGCCGGTGGCGGCTACGTTCAGCGAAGAGGCCGTGCCGAGCGTTGGCCTGCCGGTCAGGTCCGTATAGGCTCCGGACGTAGCCACACTGGCAAACGTGGGTTTTCCCGATACCCCCGTCCAGGGCACGGCTTCAGTTTGATCGACGATGTTATCACCGTCCCCATCGTAGGTGGCCTTGAACATATCGCCCCCACCCCCTCCGCCACCGTACTGGGGAATGTTGAGCGTAGAACCCGATAGCGTCGCCGGACCGGAACTACCCGTTGTGGTGAGCGTGAGGTTGAAGTTTGACAGGCCCGCCAGTTTGGTTTTTTCGGCCGTGGTGTAGTCTTCTGTGCTCAGGCCCTTACCAGTCGCGACGTTCACTTTACCCGCCAGCAGGTTGTCCACCTGGGCACTGGTATAGGCGTTGGCGATGCCGTATCCCGACAGCGTCGTGGCCGTAGCCGCCTTGCCCGATAGCAACGTATTGACCTGCGCCTGGGTGTAGGCATCCGAAATACCGTACCCACCGAGCGAGGTAGCCGCGTTCGCTTTGCCGGCCAGCAGGGTGTTCACCTCCGCTTTGGTGTAGGCGTCAACCGTGCCCCCACCCCCACCGGATGAAACACTGCCCAGCACCGTCACCGTAATGGGCTGAATGAGCGCCCCGGCGATGGTCAGCGTCTGGCTCTGGGGTGTAGCGTTGCGAATAAAGCGCGTGGAGGTGACGTTGCCGTTGATGCGGGTACGGCCCTCCCAGCCGATTTCGTGATAGGCCTGCACCGACAGCTGAGCGGCTGGAAACGTATAGCGGATGCTGGCCGTAGTGCCCGAAAGCGTTACCTCGGGCTGCACCGGATAGCGCCGGGTCGTGCCCGCGTAGTACAGTGCAGCCGTCAGACTCGACGGAGCCGTCGCCGTAAAGTTCAGCACGGCCGTGATCGAATTACCGGGATAGCCCGCAATGTGCAGCGGGGCCAGCTGATCGGTCACCGTAGGCCCGCGCTGGGCCATCAGCAGCGCGGGCATGAAAAGGAGTAGCAAAAGCAGGCGTTTTTTCATAGCGAATGGTTAGCGTTTGCGGGCGAACAACCGACCGCCCCAGCCCGTCACCGCGCCCGACAACTGCCGGCCGTCGACCGGTGAGCGCCAGGTGACCGTGGTCGTCTGGGTATTCAACTCATGGGGCACGTAGACGAAATACAGCTCCCAGCCGGTGGACGGACTGTCGACGCCCGTAACAAGGGGCACAGCCTGAGCCGCCGTGTTGCCGTTCGCCCGCCAGAGCTTATGCGGGCCGCCGGTGACGAACTGGCCATTGGCCGGATTGCGCACCGGAATATCCAGAATATGCTGGCGTTTGTCGGGCAGAAATACCACCCCGTTGTACTGAGCCAGTTCGTTCAGGGCTTCCTGATGGGCATCCCGTGAGCGCAGGTGAACTTTGGGGTGCATGTTCTCGCCGTTTGACTGCGCTACGTCGATGACCGTACCCGCCCCCCAGAAGTACATGCCGTGGAAGTGGAGCCGTGACAGGAACGTGATGTTTTTGATCACTTCCCGGTGCAGGGGCAGCTTTGTGTTACGATCGTTGCCGGTACCGGATCCGTTGATGGTCCAGGGCACCCAGGCACCATTGAGCGTTTCGAACGTATCCTTGTCGAGGTAGTCGAACTCGTAGATGCTCTCCGTCTGCCAGTAGAACTTATGGTCCTGCCAGCCCTTCTCGGCCAGAATCTTCCAGTTCAGGGCGGCATGGAAGGCGATCGTGTAGGGCCGCGTCAGCTGAGGCTGGAGCTTGTTGTACCAGTTGTCGATGTTTTTCAGATTATCCGGCGAGTTGCGCGTGATGCTGAAAAACTCGTTGTAGTCCTGGCGCTTGACAAAGCAGTAGTTCTCGTAGCTGTAGGTGATGTGGCGCTTGAACTCGGCCGACAGCTGCCCGTCCAGGTTGTAGGTTTGGCCGTTGGGAATGGTGATAGTACCCCCGTTGCCGAACGCGTTCAGTTGCGGATAGAACCCGCCGTTGTTGACCGACGAAGCCAGCACCTCATCCAGATTCAGTGAACTGTCTTTCACATCCAGAATCGGAGCCAGCGTCGTATCATCGCCGTAGAACGGTTCCATGCCGTTGCAGTTGGCGCGAAGGTACTTCGTGGCGAACAGAATGACGTTGTTCCACTTCTGAATCAGCGCGGCCGTCAGGGCGGCATCCCCACCCCGGTTAAAGCACTGCCGTACCGTTTCGGGCTGACCGGTGGCGTAGTTGAAGAACTGGGCGTCCTTCATGGCCTCCGACATCATGTTGAAATTGTACTGGGCGTTGCTCGCATAGATCGAGAAATAGCCGTATTCGAGGTTATACGAACCCTCCTTAACGGTGGCTACGCCATCGATCAGCCCGTTGGCCGGCACCGAGTTAAATAGGTTCAGTGACCCCGTCAGCGTGTTGCACACCTGTTGCAGCGACTGCGTCAGGAACGTATGGCTGTTCTGGGGGTAACCCGAGAAGCTGCCACCCCCGCCGTACTCGAAGAACAGCTCGGCATCCGACGGCGGCAGATTGCCCCACGGCTGATTGGCGGCATCGTTGTAGGTCCGGTAGCTGAGCATGCCATGCCCCCGGGCCTTGAGGGCCGCGGGCGTTTCGTTCTGGTTGCCGTTGTTGAAGGCAAACAGCTCGTGGGTGCGCTGCTTCCAGCCGTCGAGAATGGCCGGGTGGGCGACCTGCTGCAAGCGCGATACCTGATTGTAGACCGGCGTGTAGGTAAAGGCCACGGCAAAGTTCTGGGCGTCGTTGGTTGCCGACGGCGTTGCAATCGTACCCGATGCCATGGGATACACTTCTTTCCAGTCGTTGTAACCGTCCTGGGTAGCCACCTCGAAGGTGACGACCACGTCGCCCGTTCCCTTCCGGCGAATCTGGAACTCCTGAAAAATGACGCCAACGGCGTTCTGGGTGCCACCCCCGTAGAAGGTCGTACCCTGCGAGGTCAGCATGACGCAGTTCTGCCAGCCGGTGTAGTCGCGGTAGGTCTGTTCGCCGTCGAACTTGATCCGGTTGCGGATTTCGGCTTCGGCACCGCCTTCGACGGTCACCTCCACGTCGACCAGTTTAGGCAGGTTCACCGGCCCGGCTTCGTCGTTGTAGCGGTAGCGAACCCGGCTGATGCGCGGACCGGCCATCGAGGAGGTATCCTGCACGGTGATCTGCTTGGTGACCTGCGCGCCGGTGGCATCTTTGACAATGATCACCGCCGAACGCGTATCGCCCGTAGTGGTGTTGTTGCCCACCGTCGCCGTCACGTTGGTACCTGCCAGCACGATGGACAGACCCGTAACGGGCGCCTGCAAACTGGCCGTGTAGGGCGGTACGCCCCCGGTGACCGGGAATGAGCGCGAACCGCCTTCGGGTACGATGTCGGTGCCGCCAACGGCCAACGGAGTAGATGGCGCGGTATCGGTAAGCACCAGCGGTTCATCTTTATCGACGCCTTGGGCCACGCTGAACGTATCGTACTTTTTGACGTTCCCCGGAAAGGTCAGCTCCACCAGGTAGTCACCAGCCGGCGGGCGGCCGTAGGGCTTGCTCCAGGTGAAGTCTACGTTGTTCAGCGTTACCCGGAACGTGGTCATCGAATACGTAGCCGTATCGTTCCAGCCACTGCCCGAGAGCTGGGTTACTTTGACGCTCGGCGGGGTACCCTCGTCGGGATTGGCCCCCACGAACAGATTCAGGGGCGTCAGCCGGATGGCCGCTTCCTTGACCGTCTGCTGACCGTATTGCAGCGTAAAGCTTTCTTCGTCGGTGCCAAAGGTGTTACCCGCCCGGATGGTAAGCGTTTCCGAGGGATTGGGCTTCACCGAGGGCGCTTTGCCCACCAGCCGGTTAGTCGCTGACTGATACGTGAGCCAGCCGGGTTTAGCCAGAATGGTGTAGTACTGAGCCCCGGTAGCAAAGCCGTTCAGATCGAGCATGTAGTCTTCGCCCAAATTGACCTGCCCGGGCGAACCGGTGATGACCGGTGCCGAACCGGTCGCGGCAACGGTTACAAACCGGGCCACATACGCCCCCTGCCCCCGCACGTTGATGCGGAATTCGAGCTGCATACCGTCGGCAAGGCCCGGGTAGGCATACGCGTGGGTGAAGACACCCGACGACTGTTCGAGCATCTCGTGCAAAGCGATGTTGTTCCAGACCGTGCCGTTGATGCCCTGCATCCGGATTTCCAGTGCATCACTGCCCGAATCGTTCAGCAGTTCGGCCTGTACGTTGAGCTGCGAGCGGTCCGAGGTCAGCGAAAAGGCCACCTGACCCACCGCGGCCGGCACTTCGGGCGGAAAGATCGTGCCATCGAAATCGGCCGTAATGGTCAGGTTTCTTTTGGCCCAGTCCGATGCGGCTTGTGGCCGGTAGTAAACCTCGTACTGACCCGGTGGCAGCAGGCCCAGCCCGGTGTATTGTTTGTAGGCGGAGGGCTCTTCCGGCGTGTAGGTCGTCACGTAGGCCCGGGAGCCGTATTCAGCCGGGCCAAAGATGCGGACTTCCAATTGTTTAGTCACCGGCTCAACCTCCCCGAACAGCTCCCCGGTACCGTTGGCGTTTCGTTTGATGCGGATATCCCTGACCGAGGGGTAGCGACCGGCAATGACGTTCGGCGGGCGGTTGACGGTGCCCGGTCCGCAGTCGGGCGTACTCAGCGCCCACTGCTGGCCATTGGGGTCTTCGATCCAGCCCCAGTCTTCGGGAAAGACGATCTGACCGTCATAGAAACGGGCCGCCGGTGGGGGGATGAAGAATTTAACTTCCTTCGTTTCTTCATCTTCGCAGCGATGCATTCGGCGCTTTGCCATAGCGTTGTTAGTTGGACCAGGCGGGTTGCCCGCTCACGATTTTCAGGGTTTGTCCATCGGTACCTTTGGGTAGACGGTTCCATGAGGTTCCGTCGAAGTAGAGCAGATCGCCAGCAGTCGGGTTCGTCATCTGGGTAATGGTGTATCGGTTGGAACCGTCCTGCAGATTGCCGTTTAAATCATAATTATTGCGCACTTTGCCGGTATAGGAACCGTTCAACGTACCGGCGTATAGCACCGATGGCGTCTCGTTGTTTTCGATGACGCTGCCCGTGGCATTATCCCCCCATCCATCATCCATGATGGCTACGTTCGTGCGGTTATTACGCACCGTATTGTTTTTAATGGGGTACTGAGAAGATCGCCAAATCAAATAAATTCCCCGGGCGGTTGCCGGAGTTGCGCCCGCATACAGGACCTCATTACCCTGAATCAGACAGCGCGAACTACCTTCAATTGAAATCACGTACTGATTGCGTGAGCGAGCTTTGACGTTCAAAATACTCGTGTAGTTACAATCAAGTGAGCGGATACCACTGCCCCCATCGGCGTAGATTTCGATGGCTTGAATGCTGATATTTTCGGCTACGTTCTGCTCGGTGGTGACGCCCGGGTTGGCATTGCCTTTACCCATGGTGATCGATCCGCCAATCAGACTGATGTTGCGGCTCTTGTCGGTTAGGCCCGCAATGTTGTTGCCGTAGATTTTGAAACCCGCACCGTAGAGGCTGTCCTGCTGAACGATGTTATCCGAAAAGGTAATCTTATCGCAGGCGTTGAAGATGGACAACGCGGCATTACGGCCATTTTTGACCGTGTTACCCGTCACTGTAACGTAGAAGCTGCGCTCAGGGTCAATGCACACATCATCCCAATATTCGACCACGTTGGCCGTGATAGCGATGTAACGACCACGAGCCCCCCAGATACCACCACCCCCGCCGTTCCGAACGATGTTATTCGAGATAGTCCAGTTTTCGCAGTAATTACCCTCGACACCGTACCACTGAATGCCGTGGGCACCCCCGTTCATGCTGTTGCCCGTTATCAGCACGTTGGAGGTGATAATACCGTCAATGTTCTGATCAATATTGCCATTGAAGGTACAGTTCTGCACCGTAGCCCGGCGGTAGTTCTGAAACGATACGCCATCGCCCCCGTTGATGAGGTTGAGATTTGAGATATCAAGTTCGTAGTCTGGCGCTCCGGATGCTTTTAAGGCATAAATGAGCGGACTGAACGTCGTTATCGTTACTACGATGTTGTTCTGGGTCACTTGACGGCTCCAGAATCGGGCCGTTTTATTGCCATCGACCGTACCGGGACCAATTACCCTGGCCGATGCTGCACACTCAATGACCGGCACGTCTCGGTTAGCCGTTGTTTGCTCGGCACTAGTCAGCGCACGGCCGCGAATAACGGCCCCTTCCTGAATCTCCAGCGTAACCCCGGCTGGTATAGTGATACTGCTGACAAGGCACGTTAACGAAACGGGAATGCTCACCTTACGAGCGATTTGACCCACGGCCGCGTTCAAAGCCGCTTGCAACGGTGCTGTGTCGTCGGTTGTACCGTTGCCGACTACGCCAAACCAACGTGGAATAATCGGCCCGTCAAAGACGCGCTTATAGCGGTAGCCAGTGACCGAATTCACGATGACAGTAGCCCCGTTATCAGGTGTTGTAAAGTCGTTATCATCCCGGCGAAGTATACCTTCCCGCCCCAGATCCGTAACGATGTAAGCCGCCTGGGATTGACCATTGAACAAGGGAGCGGACCGAATCTGCGCGATGGTTTTCGGCTCAATTTTTTCGGCTAAAGCGGCCCTTTGCGCGGCTGACAGGGGTTTGTTCTCATCGGAAGTGTTGGAGACGTTCTCCAGCCCCATCTCCGCCTTGGTAGGCGTGTAGCCGATGGGTTTGTAGCGGTTGTCAGCTTCGACGCGGCTCCAGACCCAGGACTTGGGCGCCAGCGATTGCAGCCGCTGGGTCCAGCCGGGAATGTTGAGGCTGTCCACAACAGGACGAAAAGCCGGACCGCCCGCCGGAATGCCGTAGAGCCGGCCATCGGGCCGCATGGACAGGCCGTATTCGCCGGCCGTAGTGGGTTTGCGGGTGGTATCGGCCGTTAAGCGGGTCTGGGCCTGACCCAGCCCGGCGTACAGGGAAAGCGTAAGCGTAAGCAGTAGTCGCAGGTTCTTCATCAGTAGTTCAAGTCTTGGACCAATCGGATTTTGCCGGTCCAGCTGCTCATGCCGGTCGGCAGGTTGAGCCGGAACTGACCCGGCGCGAAAAAGTCAAGGGGAATGTTATCCTGCCGGCTCTTGTCGGGATTGCGCATCTCAATCCACAGATCGTCGGTCTCGGCAAAGGGATGGGTAAAGACCGTATCGGCCGTAGCGGCTACCACGGGAATGACTTTGGAGGGCACGTCCTCATCGGGCCCCTCGAAGCACTGGGTTTCCAGGATGATGTACTTGCGGCCCCGGGTTGTTCCGCCCGAACCCGATTCCAGAAAGGGCTTCAGGTCATCGGCCAGCAGCTGCAGATCCATTTTCTTCTGTAAGCGCCGGGCGAAGTTGACCAGCGTCTGCCAGACGACGGGAAAGTCGAGCGTTGAGCCATCGTAGTACCCACCGGGTACGAACTCGAAGTCAAAGTCGGCGAAGCGCAGGCCGAACAGCTTCAGCAGGCCCAGCGTCACCTCATCGATCGACTGCCCCCCCGCCCGCGTCACCTGTTGCAGGTTGGGCGTCGGCTGGGGTTCAAGTTCACTGTAGACCTTCTGGCCGTTGACGCGCAGCTTGCCGTTCGCTTCGAGCTTAAGGGCGGTATTGAGTACATTGGTGATGAAGCTCAGCACCCCCGTGGCTTCCATGCCGCCAAAACCGACGATGTTGCCCGCCGGATCGGTGAAGTAACCACCGCGCTGCCCCGTGCCCTGGTAGACGGTGTTGGTCGGCCCCTGCTCGTCCTGAAGCAGGATCAGATCGTTGGTGGTCGTCTGGCCGTTGTCGGTGGCTTCCTGCAGGGTAATCAACCCCATCTTCCGCCATTTGGCCGGGGCCGTCACCGGGGATTCACCCAGCAAAGCGCCCGGCGCCAGCGCCCGGTAGATGTAGTTCTGGTAAATGACGTTCTGGCCAGCCGCGTACTCGGCATCAGGATCATAGGGCAACGTAGCCGACTTGGCCAGGTTCTCCAGAAAAGCCCCGACGCGTTCGGCGGTGTTGGCCGAGGGGATGGTTTCCTGACGAATCTGCTGAGCGGCAGTGAGGAGCTGGCTATAGGTAAGCGGCATAGCGCATCAATAGGCGGCCTGAGGTGGCCCGGTGGTGAACAAACAAGGGTAGGCCCAGGCAGTTGTACCCGGGCCTACCCCACTTGATTACAGCGCTTTCTGCATGGCCGTACCCTTCTGGGTCAGCGTAGCATCCTTGTTGATGCGCAGAACGCCCGTCGTACCGTTGTTGACCGACAAATTCGGGTTCAGCAGGGGCAAATACCACAGCCGCATCTCCCAGATGTGGAACGTTTCGCAGTAGTCGGTGTTTCCCGCTACGGGCACTTTCTTCTTGACGTAGGTCGTATCGGCTTCGATCTGACGGCCAAACGCCTGATTCAGGCCCATGATCGGCGTACGGTATTGCGTGTAAGCATACCCATCACCAATCTCATCCGTCGGCGTCTGGGGGAAGAACGCGGCCATGAAGAGAGCCAGCGCACCCCGGTCAACCACGAAGGTCGAGTTCTGCAGCGTTTCAGCGGCAAAGTTCAGCCCGTCGCGGTACATGCGCAGCGTATCGAAGTGGTTCTCCTGACCGGCATCACCCGCGGGCGTACCCTGCTGGTACTCGGCGTTGAAGCGGGCGTAGCGCAGATTACCCCCGTCCAGAACGAACGGATTGGTCAGCTGGTTGATTTCGGCCAGCTCGGCCACGTACGGCGCAAAGTCGAAGGCGTTGAAGTTACCCGGAGCGACGCGCAGCAGGCTCTTTTCAGCGGCCGATGCGCCCGCACCCTGATAGGTGCCCAGATAGCCCGTACCCTGCGAGACACCGGCCGAAGCCGCCACGAACTGGAGCATCTTACGGGCCATTTTGTTGACCAGATCGCGCTGCTTGTCCATGTAAAGCTTCTGGAACTTCTGATCGCGGGTGAAGCGGTTGCCGCAGTCCTTATCCTGCACCTTCAGGGTCACCTTGACCATGTCGTTCATCTCGTATTCAATGGCGTTGGAAGCCGCCTGAGGGCCGTCGATGTCGCAGGTGATGGACGTTTTGATGTTGGCCGGCAGGTTGTTTTCCTCCTCGACGGTATGATCACCGTTTTCGAGCCAGACCACCTTGACGGGCTTACAGCCGTCGTTTTCGGTCAGCTCGGTTTGCAGATCGGCCGTCTGTTCGGCGAAGATGGCCCGGAGCGTTTCGGCCCGGACGTCATATTCAGGATTGCGGGCCGCCCGCGAATCGCGCCAGACGCGCTCAAGGTCCTGTAGCATGGTAGGCACTACGGACGCGGAGAAGTCGGTTACTTGGGGCATAGTTTGGGGCCGGATGCGTTCCGGTGGACGTTAGCCGTCCGGCCCCGACGGTGGGACCGGCTACTTGGGTTGGTTCTGTTCCCAGTAGGTTCTGACCTCCTCTCTGGCTTCGAAACTGTGCTTGTTCCGGTCCAGCAGGATGGCGTCATACTCCTTCTGGGTTTTGGGCGTCTGCCCTTTAAAATGCTGAAAGCCATTACCACTGCTACCCGACTGCTGCTGCTGGGCACCCGATGAGGAGCGCTGTTCAGAGACCTTGACGGTGTAGGAGCCTTCGACGAGCTCCTTGAAGAATTCCTCTTCCGTTTTGGGGAACAGGTTCTCGTTTTCCACCCGCTTGCCGTCCCGCCAGAATTCGAGCTTGCCGTCCACCTCCTTGGTTTCGATGCCCTTGAGCTTGTCGAGGTACATCTGCTGCCGGTAGGCTTCGAGTTTGGCGTCTTCCGACAGCACGGCCCCGTAGGTCTTCAGGGCTTCCAGCGCCCGGCCTTTGAGCTTCTCGAATTGCAGTTCAGCGCGCAGTTCCTTTTCCTTCTCCTCCAGCGCCTTCTTATGGTCGGCATCTTTGGTTTTCAGGTTCGTTTCGAGCTGGCGAAACGTGGGATGCTGCTTGACCTGCTCTTCGGTGAGCGTAGCCGGGTCCACCTGGGGCTTGTAGCCTTCCCGGATCGCTTCCATCAGGGTTTCCACGGAGTCAGGCGCTTCTGTCAGCTCGATCCCGAAAAGCTCTTTGGCTTTTTTGTTAGCGGCTTTCTGAAGCTGACCCATTCCCGCATCATGTCCTGCCTTGCGGATGGCTGTAATCCGGGCCGTGACCTGCGTCTGCAGCTCGGCGGGATTATCCGACGTCAGGATGGTTTCGATCTCGGCGGCCGGCTTGCCGACCAGACTGGCCAGCGATTGGATTGCAGCGTTCTGCTGATCCTCGGTTAACTGTGGCATATCGTGTTGAACGTTAAGGTAGTTCGACCAAAATCGGTTTAAGGTCCCGGGCGACCAATAAAGCCAGCTAAGCGGCTGGTACGCAAGGTAATGTGGGGCGGCCCGTCGTAACGGCGTTTACCCCAGTTCAGCCTTTCCCCTGAAATCCCTTTCGAGTGCGATAGGGTATGAGCACGGGCCTGTTTGCAAGTCACCTGCCGAAAGCAGGCTGGAGGGTAACAGGCCCTAGCCAGGCTGAACGTTTTTTGATTCGGTGCCGGGGTTGGTAACAACCGACTACGGCATCGCACTCCCTCATTTACTACCCTTGTTGCGGATGTCAGATTCGAACTGACGGCTCTGGCTTATGACCGGGGTGGCGGACCACACCAGCGAGAACGACCTCTTCTCCAATCCGCTGTGAAGCCGGTCTTTCCCGGCTGTCTGGGTGTGAAACCCGGCATGTAGCCAAGGTTTCGATTGCTGCGACCTGTAAACAGGATTGAAAATGCAGCGCAGAATTCCAGTTACCTCAACACTTGGCCCGGACTATATACCGGGAAGTGCTAACTACCACCGTAACTTGGCTACCACCAAGTGTTGAGGCTTTATTTCTCTTCCTTGTCGGCTTTCGCCTTCTCGGGTTTCGCGTTTTTCAGCTCGCTGGGCGTGTAGTCGCCCTCCTCGGTCACCTCGAAGTTGGTGGCATGCCCGCTGGTTTGGAGGACTTTCCAGTCGTCGGCGCTGACGGTTTGCTCGATTTTGGTCAGTTTGTGGCGAATTTTCATAGCCTTAAAAAAGTAGGGGGAGGAAGCGCTTGGCTTACAACTCCCCGGTGGTTATTTCGTGTCGCCCGGCCGGTCCGCCGGTGCGGTGGATTCGCCCTGATCGGCGGTTTTGGCTCCTTTCTTACCCGACTTACCCGGCTGCTCCTGTTCGGTCGGCTCGGTCGTACCCTGTTCGGCGGAACCTGCTTCACCTACACCCGGAATGCCGTCGATGGCATTGGTAGCGGTTTCATCAGATACGCCGGCCACAAAGCCAAGTCCATCGGCCAGCCGGTCCAACTGAGCACGTACGTCTTCGTTCGGGTTTTCCTCTCGGGCGTGGGTCAGGATTAAATCCACCGCATCGGCGAGTGAGTTCGCCGGGCTGCCCTGCGTATCCCCATCCGGCGCAGCTTCCTGCAACTCGGTGGGCGTGTAGCTTTTGACGACTTTAAAGCCCAGACTCTTACCTACCGCTTCGGGCAGGAACTTCTCGTTACCGTTTTTGTCTCGAAATAGTAGCTCAGCCATGGCCGTAGGGAGTTGGTTGGTTTTCGATAGCAAGCAAATATAGTGAGAATACCATTATTGCAAATAATTTACGCTTGAAATTCATATTTTTGAGCGCACGAGCCCAGTGAAGCCCGTCCACTGGCACTTTTTTCGGACAATCCGCGTTATAGAGACCATTAGCTTTGTAAGCCCATGACCGGTTCACAACTTTTCCAGCGTTACCTGAATCAGCTATCGGCCGATGATGCATCGACGCGTGAGCAGGCGGGTATTGTGATGACGGCCGCCAGCCTGGTACCCCTCTCTGATCTGTACCAACTGCTGGAAGAGGCTGACCGGACCGGCAAGCGGCTGGAGCTGGTTATGCCGACCGTGGCCGGGCCAGCCCACCCCACCGAGGTTCGGCTAGTTGCCGCCTAGTTCGCTCAGCAGTTTTTTCACCAGCTTACGCGTATCCCGGTAGAGGTCGGGCCATTCGGCTTCAAAGACCGGATTCTCCAGAAAGTAGTTTTCCCAGGCATGCGCTAAAAACTCCGCTTCAGCAAAGCCGGGCGTTTTGTAGTACGTCACCGAATGCCCAAATCCATACGCTGGATTGAGTGCCTGCAAGGTATCGGCCATGGCCAGCGTTTGCTCAACGGCATCGTGATCAACCGGACCACTGAACGCCTGCCGGGTGCGGGTAGCCGCGGCTGCGTTCAGCCGGGCGTAGCCTTTGTCCTGCTTGGCGGCCAGTTTACTGCGATACTTATCCATGAGCACCTTGACATCGGTGCGATCGCGGAGCCGGTGGTGCCAGTCGGTGGCGTGACCGTATTCGTGGTAGATCACCCCCTGGGCAAACCACTGGCTATTTTTGGCCCGGGCATCGCCCGTATTCACGTTCACGAAATCGTTAGGCGCGTCGGGCTTGGTTGATGGACTGTAGTAGTACCCCCGGCTGTTACGTTCCATGGGGACCGGATGGGTCAGCGGTCGAAATACGTCCGCATTGATGGATACGCCGTACTCGGTTTGATAATCCGTCAGCGCAGTGGGCACATTGGGCGCAGCCGGCTGAACCCGTAGCGCCCCGTCTTTCCCCTTCACCAGATCAGGTCGACGGCGCATCGCTTCGCGGTCGCTGATGGCGCTGTAGTGATGGCGGCACCGGTAGCCACCGGCCATCTCAAAGGGCGCGTAGCCGGCGCTGGGCTTACCCTGAAACTTACCCCGGGCCTTGTCGAGATAGCCGCCGTAGGCATCCTGGGGCGTGCCGAACTTCTCGATCTCGGGGCGCAGAAACACCTTCCCATCGCGGGCCAGACAGAACGGCCGGGAAGAATCCAGCTTACCCCCCAGGTAGAGAAACGCCCGCATGTTGAGACCCTCGGCGAAGGTCTGCTGGGCCAGCCGGTCAGCCTGCTGGTAGGTGTCGTAGGCGACCGTATCGTAGTGGCGGTTCCAGAGCGTTTTCTGACCCGGTGGGGTGATGAACGCACGGAGGTTCTTTTTGAAGCGCTCCAGGCCTACGTTAGCGGCCCGCTGGGCGTAGGCGAACTGCTGCACCTGCCGCCGGACGGTGGTGTCGCGGGTGAACAGATCAAACAGGCCGTTTGGCACGATCTCACCGGTGGGGGTCAGCCCGAACCGGTCGGCGATGGACTGCTGCACGGTTTTTTTGACCCGGCTGAACAGCGCTTCATTCACCGGCGTACCGCCCATGGTCTCACCCACAGCGTCCGAGAAATAACCTACGTTCAGATCGGTAATGGTCAGCAAATCGGCGCCGAACTGTTCCAGCACCGGCACGTGGTTCGCCTGCTCGAAGCGGTTCAGGATCCGGCTGAGGGTTTTGGGACTGGCCAGGATGGTATCGGCACTGGCCATCAGGTCGGTATAGAGGTTTCGGCTCAGGGCGGCCAGCCGCGCATCGAGGTCAGCCTGTAGCTGTTCGATCTTACCGATGCGCTTCTTGGCGTTGTTTTCGTTCATGAATCGCCTTGTAAATTTGGTTAGCCACCCAACCGGTTAAATACGCTTGCGGCTCATCGTTGTCTACATCAAGTAAGATTCCGCACTGCTTAAAGACGTGATTGACGATGTGAACGGTTTCGTGAGCTATAATGCCTATTGACGCATCTGGCTTGATGTGCAAAACCATTTCGTCTTTTTGAAACATCACGTACGCATCGTATTCCGGCTTTTCAAGAACCTCGCTGACCAGAATTCGAAGGCGCTCAAAATAAAGCGGAATCTTTACGACGGTGCCTCTCATCCCTCTACCTCTTGCGGCTGCTGACCGATGCGGGACATACTCACGCCCTGGGGCAGGCGGGCCTGTAACGCCCGGACTTTTTCCATAACTAGCGCATCGCGTTCGGCATAGGGCAAATCGTAGAACGTAGGTGATGAAATCTCCAGCTCACCAAAGATGATGTCACTATTCGCCCACAGCACGGCCATGTCAGCCGGGATGCGGCCCGTCGAATCGAAGTACTCGAATTCTTCCAGCGTTAAGGCGAAATACGGTATGTGCTGCTTTTTGATGAAGTAGTGGTGCAGGGCGGTGGGATCACTTTCGTAGGTCTTACGGGCGATGTCGTCCAGAATCTGCTCGATGAGAAAGGCCGGCGCGTTGGATTCCCGGGCGAGTTTGAGATCGTTCTGGAGTTCACCGATGCTGGCCATCTTCAGATCACGGGGAAACTCATACAGCGGTTTCACCTCACCCGATACGTTCATCAGAGACGCCGTGTGCCGAACGATGGCTTTGTAGACGACCGACTTCTGATCGGCGTAGGGAAGCAGTGTATTGTTGATGTCATCGCGGGTGACAGCCACCTCGGTAGCGGTCTTGGCGATGGCGATCTGACCGGACGTTTTTAATTGGTAGTCGGTCGAGAAGATGGTGAGGTAAATCTTCGACTGAATCCCCTCGACAAGCTCGACAAAGCCGTTGACCGTTTCCCAGTCGGGCTTATCGGTATGACTCAGCTCGGAGAGTTTGAGCATCTCCGAGGCCATCATGTTCTGGGTGAGCGGGAAGCGGATGCGGTCCTGCTCGGAGCGGTGCGCCTGAAAGCCCGTACCCCCGCACTCGCGGCACTTCTGGCCCGAGGTTGGATGGCGGCCTTCGTTACAACCCACCCGGTAGCCGTTTTCGATCTCACCCGGGCAGGGCAGGGCGTACTCGGTGAGCCGGGGAAAGCCGTGCAGCCAGCTGACCAGATCGGAGCGGCTTTTGACGTTCATCAGCTCGCGGAACTGATCGAGGGCCGAATGGAACGCCCGGCTCACGACCGTCAGTCCGTGGGTCTGGGCATCCGGCAGATCACCCAGCCGGACGGCCGGGGTCTCTTCGACCATCGGCGCAAACTGCGCCATCCGGTAGGGCACCGCGGCATCACTGACCCAGTTCTCACCATCCGGAATGTCGATGCGGTCCACATCGTCGTGCAGCTGGTAGTAGCGCACCTGAAATGGCCCGCTGTAGAGAATCAGATCGGTCAGCGTGAGGGTCTTGTTCTCGGTCGTCTTAAACGACTGCTCAAGGGCCACCAGCAGAAAGTCCAGCTCCCCGCGGGTGTAGCGGAAGTTATAGACCTGGGGCGATTCGTAGAGCACCGCGTAGGGCCGGGCGCGCTCCCCCAGATCAGCCCGGAAGGGAGCGAACTCCAGCACGATAAACGCGTTGGGGTCGTAGAGGCTCACCGTGTCGTAAACTTGGGACAGGTAGTCGTCCAGACTCCCCTTGCGCGAAAGGCCCTCGGCGCGGAAGTTATCCAGCACGTCGGTTAGATCGCGCTGGTCCCGATCGGTCGTTCCCTCAAAGTTAAGACCTTTCTTGAGGTCCTGAATGCGGCTGATCTGGCCGAACTTTTTAACCACCGGTGAGGCCACCGACGACAGGTTCTGAAACGTCAGGTCGAGCCGCTGTTTGAAGGCCTGCTCGTCTTCGCGCCGGGTGAAGCGGCTTAGAAAATCCGGCCAGCACTGACCGGTGTAGATCGTCATATAGGCTGTGCGCAGATCAACCGTGCGGGTGTAGCCCGCGTGACGCAGGCTGGTGTTGATGGTTTCCCGAACCAGGGCGTGGGCATCCTCAGCAGTGAAGGGCATAAGGCCAGTGCGATTAGTGCGTGCCGTCCTTAGGGCTCAGGCTGGCCAAGATGGGTATTACGCGTAAAATACGTGTATAGTACGTAAAAATGCAAATAATTAGCTCTTACCCAGCCGGGGCGTTTTCTTCCACTGCAAATACAGCTGAAACAGCATCGAGCCAACCAGATACGTAAACGCTGACAGGCAGTGGCCGTTCTTTTCGTAGCGGTCACCGTCAGCGTCCTTAGCGATGGCTTTCAGGATGGAGCCGTCCTTGCCTTCCTTGGTGTTCTGCAGGTCCCGGATCAGCTCGGTGCAGTTTTCATCGATCAGAATCTCGACCGGTAGCAGACCCGCCAGCACGTCATTAATGAAATCGCGGAAATTGATGTTGACCACCACGGCCGGGTTGACCTGATTCGACGTGGAGGTTAGATAGAGTTGCAGCTCCTTGCGGACCGTATCGAAACGTCGGAGCGTTGGGCCAAAGCCCTCAATGCGGTTGTTGCCCTGCCGGTCGCCGTAGTAGTAGACGGGCAGGCGCGATTCCCTGAGGTAGTCATTGATCAGGGCCTGACAACAGCGATCGGTGCGGTTATCGGGATTACGCAGCGTGTACTCCTTGAAAATCCGGATCTGGAGCCGGTCCACCCCCCGCACGAGCTGAGCCGCCAGCTGGGTCATGTAGGGCTTTACGTTGAAGTCGTAGGACGCATGAAGCGGAACGCCCGGAATAAAAGGCACCTTGGCTACGTGCCGACTGAACTCGAATGAGGAATACCACTCCCCGCCGGTCTTTTCCTTGATGTCCCAGTCCCCTTCTACGAAGCGCTTGTACTTGACGGGATTGGTTTGTTTCAGGCTTTGCAGGGATTCCAGATACGAGGGTTCCAGTCCTGCGTTATCTTCGATCGTGGCGGGAATGTACAGCCAGTTGTCGGGCAGGGTCCCGTTCAAATACCGATCGTAGAACATGGCCCTCGCCCATTCGTCGGTCGGGTTGAGCGTCACGAAAATGATGGGCGGTGGCGTCTGGCCAATGTGCTTGGCAATGAAGTAGGAGCCGGCCCGTTCCAGCGCTTTCTCAAACGTCGTCTGCTCTAACTCCTCGATCTGCTCCAGCCAGATGTAGTTTACCTCCAGACCGTTCCAGCGCTTGCGTTCAGGGTCATTGGGCGCCTGCTCGGAAAAGAACTGGAACGAGGATCCGTTGGCAAACTGCCAGTGGAATTTAGGATCACCCAGAAACTTCTTAACGAAACTGTTCGGCATGGCCTTTTCCACCGTCGGCAGGGTCGTGTTGCGGAGGGTTTCCAGCGAGTCACGGACAACAATCGAGCGCGAACCAGCAAAGCGCTTGTGCAGCGTCAGCAGCGTTCCCAGCACCCCGAACGATTTACCACCCCGCACCGCTCCCCCCATCACAATGACCCGGTAGCGGCCCGAATGGGCGGCATGGAAAAGCTGGGCCGCTTTGGGAAAGCGATGAGGGTCGAAGCTGACGAGGGATTGCGGAGCGAGGGCGGTCATGTAACTGATTTTAACTGTTTTAACAGATCACGACTAAAGCCAATATAATTATGATCGGTATATCCATAAGTGTCTGCAAATTGAAAAAGGATGTTCTTTAAATCCGTATCAGCATGTTTCTGCCCATTTATAGCAATCTTTTTATTCCGACTCAAACCAAAAGACGTTACACTATGATCACGCATAAAATGTTCTACACACTGAACTACGGCTTTAATTTGAAGGTCGGTTATCATTCACAAAGTTGCTTTTCCTGTTCTAATAAATGATTCAAAAGCGACTCATCCAAGTCTTCTTTAACTACAGGTTGCCTTGGCTTGTCATAATCAAACTTATAGCCATTGCGTTTTTCTTTGAAGTAAAATTCATCAACCTCATCAGCAATGGCTCGGGTCGGCAAAATCTGCCAATCTACCATTTTTTTTATGTGAACTATCCTAGCCACATTAGGCTCGCCCGTAAAGTTATCTATGGCTTGAACGATGTAACGGAATTCGTCACACTTGCCACTTATAAAACACCGATAACGTAATACATCGCCATCCCAGATGTAGGCGTACATGCCAACCAGGTTAGACATAGTGCCAATTGGAGTTATTACTTTCTTAGTTTCCATCCGTTTTTTATAAAATCAATAATGCGTGAAATTAGAGACTTTTTAGGAGCTTCTGAATACTGAGAAACAGGACTAGAAAGAATCTTTGCCCCCTCACTTGCTAAATGCTGGCGGATGTGGGACAGTTGATCAGCCCGAACCGAATCAATATCAACAAGCTGACCATCCGCCGTTTCTATCAGATGCGGACGACGAAACATATCCTGCACTTCTTTAAGCTTCCTACAGGTTTCCCTAAGCTCCATCATGTTATCAACATGACGCTTCCAATTTTCGACCGGCACTTTAACATAATCGCCATCATCCCCACGGAGGAGTTTGTTATACTCTTTTACAGTAAGCAGGACGTAGCTTTCACCTTCTCCGTATGTCTTCATAGTATAATTCCCTCGAATTCGGTGAATTTAAAACGTTACAAAATAGGCTCCAGTTCGTTACCCAACTGCTGAACAAGTATGTGGATAGGCCGTAAGATTTCAAGGCTATCCACATCGGTTTCGGCATCAATGGTTGCGCCTAAATCGTCTGCGAACTTCTCTAACAGTTCATACAGTTCGTTCGTCTGTTGCTTTGTTATCATCTGATCTCGGTGGTTTTCCACCAGGTTGGTTGTGGTTAGTAAGGTTGAAGCACCCAACACGGCGAGGGTGTACAGTAGTCGCCCGTCGGGCCGTTGGGTGGTTAATTCATCGATAAAACTAAGTTCAGTTGCCAAGGCCTGAAGTCGGGCTTATTCCAATTCGGCTCACGTCGTAAACATACGTAGCAGGTCATTATAGGCCCGCCCATGTAGTTGTAAGTCCAGATTGTTGCGTTCATTTCCATCGTTTCATTCGACAGGCTACCCACCTGCGGGGGTTAAAACTCCAGCGTCGTCCCATCAGGCAGGGTATAGACCGCCCGGGGCTTACCTCCCGCATCGCCCGGCACCTGCTTATAGCGGCCGTGGAGTTGCAGGATTTTGTCCAGGGCAGCATCGGCGGCATACAGTTCGATCTTGGGGCCGTGCTCGGTCCAGCTCAGCGACTTGATGCGACCTTCGGCTTTGGCCCTGGCCAGCTTCACCAGATCGACGGTCACCTCATCGACCCAGACGGCTTCACCCGGCACGTCCCGGTAGGCAGAAGGGTTACGTTCGAGCTCCAGCGCGTAGCGGATGCCCTGCAGCTCGCGTTTCTTCTGTTCGATCTTGTGGGCATCCAGATCCTTACCCGCAAGACCCGCCAGCCGGGCGAACTCCTCCTCAAATTCCATCTCGGCATCCAGTTCGTTGATGAGCTGCTGGAGAGGCTTGCGAACCGTCGGCGTCTTCAACACCTTATGTATGATAAGGAAGTCATTTAAGCGGGTTTTGGCAATGTCGGCCATCTGCTTAAAGGCTTCCCCGGCGCTCATGCCGAGCTGTTCACCCAGGTAGTTAATGGCGGCTTTGATTTGAGGTTTCCTTAGGTTCTCAGCACCAGACGCATACGCCGTCTTTTCGGAGTAGCCGGCCGTCTTAGCCGCCCTGGTTGCGTTGCCGCAGTCGATGTAGGCTTCCACAAACCGGCGCTGTCGGGTGGTTAATATATCCAGTGGGGTTTGTTCCGGCTGATCCATGTTCGTTACAAGTTTCACAAATATAACACGTTTCAAAAGCGTATTACCACGGATGGTTGTTCTCCAGCCTGGTCGGTGGATTGCGCCGTTGGACCTGCACCCCAACGGTAAAGCGCTTAAGAAACCAGACGGCCGCCAGCACCGCGATAACCAGACCAGCCAGAATCAGAAACGCCGTTCGCCAGCGTTTAGCCTGTTTCTCGAACTTTGGATCGACGCCCCACAGCTGGGTTCTGATCACGCCGGGAACCCGCTTTTCCACCACCACCGTATCGCATTCAGCCAGCACGGTCGTATTGGTCGGCTCGCGGATAATCGTCACCGTTGCCCTCCCCTGCCGAACACGCTCCACAATGCGGGTCGTATCGGTCTTAACGACCAGAATACTCGAGTCTTTGGGCACCGTTAGCTGAACGGTGGTGTAGGTCGTATCGTTCACCGTGCGGCCGTACTTGCGAAAGGCCTTCTCAAAGCTCGTGCAACTGCTCAGGAGGAGCAGAATCAGCACCGGCAGGAGTTTGATCACCTCGAAGTACACGCGCCGGCTGATGGGCAGTTGATGGCCCGATTGCAGGGTCACCGTACCCCCTACCTTGGGATCGAACGCCGAACTCTTTTCCACGAACGCCGGATTGACCAGAAAGGACTTATGGATCCTGACGAAGCCAGGCAGGTGCATGGCCACGGCTTTCACCGGATGGGATACGACCAGCATGCGTTTACTGAGGGGCCGGCTGGGATCGGCGTAATGAATCTCGGCGTAGGGGCCTGAGCCCTTGACGTACTGAATCTGATCGGCTTCGAGCCGGCTAAGAATGGGTTGCATGGGATTGGGGTTGGTTAAATTGTTCGACGGATTGGGGGCGCTGGCCCCGTTGCAGCTGCTGCATCAGGGCCATGAAGGCGGGCTTCGAGCGGATGATGACGTACTCGTGACCGCGGTCAAAACACTGGCGCATGAACCGGATCTGCTCGCGGCTCTGGGACTGGCCCGGTAGCTTCATCTCGATAAAGCAGGTAAAGCCACTGGCCAGGTATTCCAGATCGGCAACACCCTTGACCACACCTACGGCTTTGTTGAGGTTGCCCTTGATGCGGTTCTCGGAGTTGTTGTTGTTGCAGTGCAACAGACCCCGCTCCTCGGGGTATTCATTCCAGTGCCATTGAAAGCATTCGCTTTGGAGTTTAGCTTCGCTCCAGTTGGTTTCGTCGGGTTGAATAAATGAGTCCATCGTACGCTTTTTAGTGTTGCTTCACGCCCAAAACTGATAAAAGTAGGGACAAACCCCCCTTTTTTTGCCCTGTCCCCCCATTCGAACTAAAAAGGGGGGACAGATAAGATATTCACTGTCAATAGGTTAGGCTCGCTGTCCCTACTTACCCTACTTTTTTGGCCAAAAATTATTTTCTATATACGTATAATACGTTTAACACACATATATACCCCTATACCATATACCCTGTGTCTCTCTACTCTCGTAATATTAATTCTTATAAAAAAGTAGGGTAAGTAGGGACAGAGGGTATAAATACGCTGTATATCAGTAGCTTATCTGTCCCCCCTTTTCAAAAAAAAAGTAGGGCCGGTCCTAGAAAAAGGGGGGACAGCGGCTCGTCAGACCCTCAGCACCACATCATAGCCGTACTCCCGGAGTCCATCAGCGGCCCGTTTCCGTTTTTTCTCGTAGCCAAGTGCCGACAGTTCGCGGCCAATCATAGCCTCGGATAATTTACGGTTATTGGCCTTGTTTTCCAGGTACAGCATGATCTTCAGAGCGCTCATAAACACCACATCCTGACCGCCTTTTCCCGTCGGTTTCTCAACGTACGCTTCCAGCAGTTGGCGCTCCATGGAATGCACTTCAAAGCCCTGAATTTCCTCGGCAATGCGGGCAACATCCTCCTTGCTGAGGTGATGGCGCTCACCGGCCTGATACGCGTGGTAAGCCTCCATCAGCAGATCAACCTTATCAATGGCGTTGTAGGCTTCGTAGTCAATCGAGCGCACGTGAATGGCCACGATCTTGCGGTTGTTGTCAGGATCGGCAATGATCTGGGTGGGGTTCGACGTGCCGCACATAACAGCCAGCCGGCGCCGTTTGACAAACGCCTTGCCGTAGGGCTCCCGGATCGTAAACCGATCAATGCTGGCCAGTCCTTTCAGGGTTTCGGGGTCCTTGACCGTCGGGCCTTTCCATTCGTCGTTGAAGGTGATCAGATTCTCGCACATGATCATCTCGGTATCCTTACTGACGGGCCAGGTCGTTTCGGCAAAGTAGCGGTTTAGCTCAGCGGGCAACAACCGGCGAAACCATTCCGTTTTGCCCGTGTTTTTGGGGCCGGTCAGGACCAGAATCAGCGGGGAGTGCTCATCGAAGACAGCCGATATGATCCCCAGCATCCATTTGCGGATGATAAACTCGGCGTAGTCGGGAAAGAACGAACTGCCCTCCAGTCCGGTATACGAATCAATCGTATCGGCCAGCGCTTTGATCATGCCGGTTGGCCGGCGGTGTTTATGCTGCTCAAAGAAATCCTGAATGGGATTATACGTCGGCGTAAACGGCGAATGAATGAGCTTGTTGACCATCTTATCGGTGATCTTATCGCTGACCCGTTTGTAGGCATCGACCCAGATGCCGTTAAAATCGTCGTCCACCAGACTACGGCCGTCCTGATCTTCGATGTAGCGCGAGATGGCATTCCGGCGCATGGGAAACTCCTTACGCAGGAATATCTCCAGCTGATCGAACAGCGTCTCATCGGTCTGAATCTCCTCCTTGGCGTCGTAAACCTGCTTAACGATGGCCTGGGCCTCGGCAGGGTCTACCTTTTCCATCCGGATCAGCTCATCGACCGTGCCCTCGCGGCTTACTTTTAGTTTCTTCCGTAAGGCCGCCAGCGAGACGATGTCGCGGGTCTGCTCGGTCATTACGTCGAGACCCATCGCCTTGCAGCGGGCGTAGAGATACGAAATGGTCACCGTATGGGGGTTGACCCGCATCAAATAATCAAACTTGCGCTCGGTTTCCCGCTCGTCGTAATCCGGATGGAAGCGGCTGAAGCGGTCGAAGTAGTCCCGGGCCTCTTCACCGTACTGGGCAATGAGCGACCAGCCGAGCTTGATCCAGTCTTCATACGAGCCGGTAATGTCCAGCGCCCGGCCTTCCACCTGCTCCAGCAGATGATCGATGTCGCGGCCCGTATGAATGAATGTACCGATGGGTTTGGCCGCTTCGCGCCGGGCTTTGGCCGTGGGGTACTCCCGGAACAAGGGCGGCTCCGAAGCGGCTACGTACAGGTCGGGATCGTGGGTGACAAATCTGAGCCGGTTGATGTTGCGGCATCCCTTATCGAAAGCCGCTACCAGCCCGTAGGTTTTGGCGTAGTAGTCGCGAAGACCGTCAAAGCTATCGCCCCACCGGCCGGCATCGACCCGGACCAGCGCGAACAGACCACGGCCACCGACGGACTTACCGGCCGCCATCGTGTACTTGTCGGCCATAAGCTGCTCACGCACCCGCTCCAGATCGTCGTTGAGCTTATCGAAGTCGATGCCCATCACGCCCGAGGGTTCGACCAGCCCCTTCTCCGAGCGGTCCTTGCAGCGGCCCGACAGAATCACGAACTCGCCTTTATCCTTGGCGGCTTTGTAGCCGTCTGGGTTGGTATCCCGGTCGATGGCCCGAACGGCGTCGGCGTACGCTTTCCAGGTAGGGTTCGTGCGCACACCGGTGAAGAAATCCTCCAGCGAGATGTCCAGACCGATCTTATCGCCGTAGTGCTGGTAGTAGGTAATCAGGGCGTTTAGGGTGGTTGTCATACCAGGGGAGTGGGTATTAGAATAAAGCGAGTTGCTGAACCGGCTGCGTTGTTTTAGGCGTTCGCACGTCAATCAGCCAGTCGTCATATTTTAGGTACTCTTCCAGTAGCAGCCACATTGGTTCCCATTCAGGCATGCACAGATAATACGCGAGCTGCTCACGGCCGGGCCGACTGATCAGACCGTAGTGCGTATGGTAGGCCCTGCTGGAATCCGAAGGGATTTGCAGCCACCGATCGCACTCGGTAACAAATTCGTGCAGCGCGCCCTTGATGGCGGCCTGCCGAGTAGCGTAGGGCGTTGAGTCGGCACAGATATAGCTTTGATCCTTACCTCCGTCCAGACTTAGCAGCGACCAGCCCCCACCTACCCAGGCTGACAAACCATACCGCCAGCCGGGGCCGGTATAGCCCACTTTATGACCACCCCGCCAGACGGCTTCATGGGGTGTCTCGAAGTAGGCAACTCGGATAAAGCACATGATATTGGGCCGATCCCCGTAGGTGCAGATGTTAAGTACGGTATCCCCGTTCTCGCAGATGATCCGGCCGTAAGGACCAAGGTGCCAGTCGTACTTTGGCTTTTTCATAGCGCATCTCCGGTTTCAATCAGATCGAAAATACTCAGCGCCGACTGGGACACTTCCAGCCCCCGCACGTGCTTGATGCCATCCTGCCAGTAGGCGGTCGTCAGTTCGGTGGCCAGCGCCCGGCGCTTCATCTTCAGGGCCTGATACGGCACCGACATAATGCCCCCGAAGGGATCGGCTACCAGCTCACCGGGGTTACTGTAGCGCTCGATGAGCCGTTCGATGATGTCGAGCTGCAGGGGGCAGATGTGCTTGCCGTTGCCCTTCTTGACCTGCTCCGAGTTCAGCGTCCGCATCCGGGTAATGTCGTCCCAGATGTCGGGGTGGTTCGCCTGGGGTGGCACGGCCATGAACGTCGAAGGGAGCTTTTTGATCCGGTCCAGCGCTTCGCAGATCGCCACGTGGCGGTGGTAGTCGTAGCGCTCGGTGGCTTCCAGCGCCTTCCAGAGTTTGAGCACGTCCCTGAGGTCGAGCCGGCGCAGGGCCTCCTCACTCACCAGCCGCTCGCCCGAGGTCTTCCAGTGGGCATGGGCGTCGAGCTGCCAGCGGCCCCGGCTGTACTGCTCTTTGCTGTGCGTTACCGGAACATCGGCGTAGGCGTTGTCGGAGGAGGTCGGCGCTTTGCGAAATACGAGCACGTATTCAGGCAGGCCCGCGCCCATCTTGGTCATATCCTTGCAGGCTTCACTCCAGCCCAGGCGGTAGGTCTGATTGTTCTCCTGCACGACGTCGGTATCGACCGTGATGCGGGTCAGCAAATGAAAGCCATGTTTACGAAAGCAGGCCGTCGTCTCGTCGCTGAAGGGATCAATCGAGGTAAAGCCCGTACCGTTCATATAGCTGTAGCGGATCCGGTCCTTGACGTGGATGGCGGCAATGCGGCCGGGTTTGAGCGTACGGTAGAGGTGCGGTACCAGAAAGTCCATCTGCTCGAAGAACTTTTCGTTGGTCTCGTTATGGCCAAAGCAGTTGTAGTTCTCCGAATATTCGTAATGGTTACCAAAGGGGATGCTGGTCACGATCAGATCGAGGCTGTCGTCAGAAAACGTTTCCCACTCGGCCACGCAATCGTTATTGATAAGCGTCCAGCCAACACCTTCGGCTACCTTACGGCCGGTGAACAGCTCCCGTTTCAGTTCCTGCTGGTAGAGGTCACTGTTGAGCCCAAACCGGCGGATGATGTCCGTCATCTCGCTTTGCAGGGTGCGGTGCTGCTGCCACTTCTGCATGAGGGTTTTGTAAATCTCGGTTTCGGCATCGGTGTAGATCACGTGCACCTCGCAGGGCCGCTCCTGCCCAAAGCGGAAGATGCGGTGCACGGCCTGGACAAAGTCATTAAACTTATAATCAATGCCCACGAAGACGGCCTTGTGGCAGTGGTATTGCAGGTTGACCCCGCTGCCGGCGATTTCGGGTTTGGTCGAAAGAATTGGGTAACGACCTTCAGCAAAGCCGGTCAGAAACTCTTCCCGCTGGTCCATGTTCTGCGAGCCCCAGACGGATTTGCAGGTGGTTCCCAGCCTGTGCTGAATGGTTTTCCGCTCATCTTCCAAATGGTGCCAGATCAGCCAGTGGTTATGCGGATCGTTGAATACCAGCTCGGCCATCTTTTCAATCCGATGGGGCATGGATTCCCGTTTCTCCTTAGCGGCATCGGTCAGCGATTTGGAGGAGTCCGGCACGAACGTCGACTGTCCGGTTTTACGGTCGACCGAGACGGCCCGCTCAAAGCTGATCAGGTGGGGCACGACCGTCAGCTCGGGTAAATCGTAGCCGGCGTCGTCATAGCCTAAGTCGGAGGGCTTGGTAATGAAGCAGGCCCATGAGCTCATCCACAGCCAGAACTCCCGTTCGCGTTTGGCGTAGAGCGTCAGGTTGCCGGCCGTCGTGCTGTCACGCTCAAAGAAGCGCGTCAGGGCCTGACCGCGGTCCATGATGCCCAGATACTCGGCGTAGTTGATCAGCTCCAGGTAGCGGTTGGGTGAGGGCGTAGCGGTGCACACGAACCGGAACGGCACCTGCTGAAACGTTTCCAGGATGGTCTGGGTCGTGTCGGTGTCGAGACTCCGCAGGATACTGGCCTCGTCGAAGGTGACGGCCAGAAACTGAGACGCATCGATCTGACCGCGCCGGATGCGTTCGTAGTTGGTGATGTAAAACACCGTCCCGGCGTCCATCTCATCGGTGCTGGTAATGTAGCGAATAGGCGTAATGCCGAGCTTCAGCCCGTCGCGTACGAACTCATGCTTGACGCCCAGCGGACAGACGATCAGCACCGCCCTGGTGCCATCACTGTAGTGGTGCAGCAGGCGCAGCGTTTCGAGCTGAATCATGGTTTTGCCCAATCCAAAACTTGCAAATATGGCTCTACATCCACCTTTACAAGCCCATTGAACAATATCGCGTTGATGCGGCTTTAATATCGGGTGCAGTTTGTCTTGTGAAATCTGAAGCCCGGTTTTAGGGGCAAGTGTAATTTTACTTTCGAGAAATTCTTGATATGTTCCCATTGCTCAAATTCAATAATTTGTAAGGTTCTAAATCGAAATCGGGGGTGGAATGAACAATAGCGTGCAAGCGTTGATTAGGAAGAATTGCCAGGTTTTCCGGAGCGTTGTTGTGTTTATTTTCATCTATATGATGGACAACCTCCCTGCTTAGTAGTGCCCTGCCTAAGAGCTTTTCGGCTACTACGCGATGCTCATGCCTTCCGTTTAGCTTTACGTAGGTCGTGGACTTGATATGCTTTCTCCTACTTGAATTATAGCACGTTGCAGAACAGTAGTGAGTGCTATTATCCCTTACTTCGCAGACAAACTTGCTCACTGATTTTCCACACTGGGCACACTCAACCTCCGTCTTAGTTTTAGTGCCCTCATACTTGCAAGTTCTGGAGCAATAGACCTGAACTTTGCCAACCAACAGTGAGGGGAACTTTTCAAAAACTTTCCCACAAACGGGACAAGTGCATTGTACTTTACGAGATGGCGTCTTCATACGAAAGGGATTGGTAAGTTACGCTTATCAAGCGTATTTATAAAGCTTAGTAAGCCGGCGATGCCTGCCGGAAGGGATGCGCTTCGAGATCGTGACTGGGCTGCAGGATGGGCAGCTGGTAGGGCTGGTAGTTTTCCCAGCCTTTTTTGTAGCCCCACAGGTCAGCCGCGGCTCGGAGTTCATCCCGGAACTGCGCTTCGCTCTGGGCCCGCTGGCGAATGATGTGGATCATCCAGCCTTTCTTACGGTCACGGGCTTTGCGGATCTGCTCGAGTTGTTCAACACGTAGCTCCGGCCAGTTGGCGGCCCTATCCAGCTTCAGCACCTCCCGAAAATCCGCCACGACTTCAAATTCAGCGTCGATGCCCACCGATGGCGCGCTCTCCTTTTTGGGGAATTCGTACTGGCACTGGGGGCAGATGGGTGCACTGGCCCGGATGATGGCCTCGCAGCTGGGGCAATCCTTGACCGGGGCCACGCCTTCTTTCTGGGAGGTACCTTTGCGCCCTTCGAACTTGGCCCGCCAGTCCCGGGGCGATTCCCACAGGCCCAGCTCGCGGTAATTGCCGCCCATGTCCAGAATCCTAAAGTGATCCTTGCCGGGCGCAATCCGGCTCCCCCGCCCGCAGGCCTGTAGCCAGTAAGCCTCCGAGGTGGTGGCCCGGTTCATCACTACGCACTCGACGGCCGGATCGTCAAAACCGGCGTTGAGAATGCCCACGTTGCACAGCACCGGGAAGGCGCCACTCTTGAAAGCCATAATGATTGATTCGCGCTCATCGGGATCGGTGTCGCCGTCGAGGTGCCGGGCCGGAATACCCGCCCGGTTGAACTCCTCGGTGACGGCCAGGCTGTGCTCGACGTTCACGTTGAAGACGATCGTTTTCAGCGGGTGGCGCGGTCCGTCGCCACGGTCTCGAAGGCAAAACTCCCGGTACTTGTCCAGCAGACCGGCGTACACCTCACGCTTGGCAAACACGTCCATCTGAGACTGATCGGAGTACTCCCCTTTCTTGTCCACTTTGAGCTTCGAGCGGTCGACCTGTTTGGCGGAAAAGGTAACTGCCGGGGAAAGAAAGCCCATCTCGATGAGCTCCGGAATCTGCACCGGACAGACGATATCCGAGTAGTAGTTCGAGAGCGGGTCTTTCTTACTGGCCGCGATGGGGGTCGCCGTGGCTCCGATCACCACCGGGTTCAGCGCCTGTTCATCCCAGTAGCGGAACAACCGCTTGAAGTTCCCCATGTGGCACTCGTCGATGATCACCATCGTCAGGCCCGCGGCCAGGTCGGGCATCTTTTCGATGCGCTTCATGTAGGTATCGATCATGCCCACAAAGCAGCGCGCCCGCCGGTTGATGTGCCGGTTGTCGGCCGTGATGCGTTCGATGCGCAGGTTCCGCTCCGAGAGCGCCCCGCCCGCCTGGGTCAATAGCTCGATGCGGTGCGTGAGGATCAAGGCCCGGTTGGTCAGATTGCGCCCCAGGTGCTCATCGACCATGTGACTAAACGTCTTGGTCTTTCCCGCCCCGGTGGGCAGACACAGCACTACCCGGCGATGACCGGCCCGGAACGAATCGCGCAGCATCTCGATGGCGGAAAGCTGGTAAGGTCGTAGTTGGATCATAAACAGCCTTTTTTAATAAAGTAGTTGTACCAGGTTACCCAGCTCCCTTCGGTGAAAAATCCCCAGACGCGTCTACGTCTGCCCATCAGGCACAGCGTTACGGCTGTTCGCTCGCCTAAACGCTTACCGATTTTGGCCCGGTCCTGGGTGTTTCGGTCATATATAGGGTGCAGTTGTACCCAGTGCGCGTGCGTAGCCGGCCGGTACAGAAGCATGCCCGGCCAAATGCGACGGGACTTACCACCGGGCAACCGTTCGATGTACCCCCGCCACAAAACCAGTGTCCAGAAGTTCCAGGGGTGATCGTGAAAATCCGGATGATCTGACCGGTGGAAAACGTGTAAGCATAACTGCCATGTTTTACGCTGAATAAGCGTATACCGGGTCAAATAAGGTATACCCGCATCACCGCGACCCTCACAGCCATAAATGATCTTCTTACTTATCATACCGGTTACTCTTTCTTGGATGAACTACTGCCCCCTTTGAACAGAATCGAACACAGCAGGCTTAGCTTCAGCGCGTCCCAGAAGTCCAGCACCGGCATGTGAAAGAGCCGAACGGCAACATCGTTCCAAAGCAGCTGAACCGGCCATGCCAGCAAAACGGCGTAGAAAACGAGAATCAAAGTGATGGTACTTAGTGAGGCTATTGTTTTCATGATGGTTAGTTGTTAGTTGATTGCTGTTGAAGGTTGATGATCTGAACGCTCAGGCGGTTTTCAGGATCGGCCCGGTAGGCCTGCCAGCTGGCCATCTGGGCTTTATAAGTTTCTTGGCGACCAAATTTCCCAAATCGATCCGGCCGATTAGGCGGGCGTTTCGGTTTCGGCATGTTGTAATCCAGCGCCGACAGGTGCGCCTGCCGGATCAGTTTCAGAATGCGCCGGCACTGGGTTTCGGTGGTAGCCGTCCGGGTCAGTTCCACGAACGGGCCTTTGGCCACAATCTGGTATTTGGGTTGGCGTTTCATACGGTACGGTTTTTTAGCGTGGACCAGATCAGCATCACAAGGCCGGCCAGATTGCCCAGCCGAAAGCCCAGGGTCGGGCGGTAGCGCCGGCCAGGGCGGTATCCCAGCCGGCGAATCACCAGCGCGGTCCAGACGATCACTACCAGCAGGGTGACCAGCAGCAGCGATGCGGAATGGGAGGGATGGAACATGAGTGACATTAGTAAGATACGTTTGATAGTGGTATTTTACTACATGGTTATGCCCCTCCCTGCGCCTTATGATGGGCAATCTCCCGGTCTAGGTACCATCTGGCTTTCTGTAGATCCTCCACCGTTTTGGTGGGGTCTTTCTTACCCGCCCGGGCAATGTATTTGACGGCGTTACCCAAGCAGAAACCAAGCTTCTTGTCTTCGATAAAATCAATTACTTCGATCTGTCCATCCGTATAATGAGCCGGATGGTTTACGGGGTCATTTTGCATGATTGATTATCGGTTTTAGGTTTGGCTTACAATACCCCAGCGCTTTCATTACTTTGCCATCCGACCGGCGTTTAACAATGTACTTGCCACCAATCTGTTGGTAGTAGCACTCATACCCATCCCGGCCTAGTGCATTCATAGTCTCGACTGCGTGTTCAATCGAATGGCAAGCCTTGCTCATGTTGCTGCGGTGGATTTCCGTCAGGATGGCATCTTTCTTTTCGTGCAGGCCTGCGTTCAGAAAGAACCCATCCAACACGTATTGAATGTCGCCCAGCGCATCAGCCAATTCTACCAGGTCGCCCGCTTCAACAGCTTTCACTAATTCGTCCAACTCTTCACGGATGAACTTGACCCGGAAATCAACCGTCGCCTGATCGGGAATAGTGGGACTCTCAGCAACCGGATGATTAAATACTTCGTGAAACTCCTGTACTTGCTCAATAGAGGTTTTCATAATTCGAGGGCTTTAGAGATGCTAGGAAATTGCGTTTTGAAACAGTCGAGAATGGCACAGGCAACTTGTCTATGTTCCGCCTGCGTATGCTCATCGCACCGGATTTGCAGATAGTGAATCCAGCTACGTACGCTACCTTTCATGTAGATGGTAGTCTGAGTCGTCAGGGGCAGCACCATACGGGCTACCTCTTTAGCTACACCGGCCTGTAGCAGCGACTTGTACAAGTTCTGACTGTATTGCAAATGATCCTCAATGGCCATCGAGGCCACATCTGACACGAAATCATTGCCACTGTCAATGGTAAGCACGGGATCAAACTCCTCAGTACTACTCTGACGGTTCTTATCCGCTTGCTTCCGGATTTGTACCGGTTCCATCTGGGTAACCTCGGCGTACCGCTGACTGAACTCCTGAAACGAGAAACTACGATGCCGCAGAATCTGAGCTGCAATAGCCCGGCTGGTTACAATCTCGACGGTCATATCGACCATCTCAAACGGTGACCAGTGTTTATTGCGAATCAGGTAGGCAATAAGCTTATCGGATGTTTCTGTATTAAGTTGATTTGAGGGATTACTAACCCTAGCCGTGTAAACGATCAGGTCTTCAGCCGATAATTGCTTTTCCTCGATTAGCGACTGGGTAATGGAAATGAGCTTTACATTCATGGATGATTGGAGTTAAGCGATACTATTCAACAGACAGGGCATGACCAGCGCGAAGCTGTGCTCCGACGCACCGTATAGCAGACCCGCCCGGTTGTACGAGGTCAGCTTTAGCCGGACCGTATCCCCCTCGGTATGGGCCAGACAGTCGGCAAACAGCTTGCCGTTAAAGCCGATCGTAATGGGATCACCCGTCAGCTGGCAATCCACAATCTCGGTGCCCTCGTGGGAGTAGTCGAGGTCTTCAGCCGAGATCGTCAGCGTACCCTCGGAGATGGCCAGTCGAATCTGCCAGGTAGTGCGGTTGGCAAACAGCAGCACCCGCTTCAGGGCGTCAGCTACCTCCTCTTTCTGAAAGCGCACTTCGATGGGTTGATTCACGGGGATGGCGTTTTCCACGTCGGGAAAGCGCTCGTCGATCAACAGCGTTTCCATGCGGTAGTGCTGGATGGTGGCTGACAAACTATTGCCCGAAATGGCCAGCTCCAGCGGCAAGGCTTCGCCCGTATCGGCGAGCTGCTTTAACAGCGCCCGGGTGAACTTGGCGGGCAGGATGATCTCCAGCTCGGTAGCCAGCTCAACCGGCAGCCGGGTCAGAGCCAGCCGGTGCCCGTCCGTGGCGCAAAGCCGGATGACCCCGGGGGTTACCCGTAGACTCACGCCGGTCATGGCCGGGCGGAGATCATCCGTGCCGACGGCAAAGACGGTTCTGGCCAGCCCGGTCATAAACGCAGCGCGCTCGGTTCCGGACAGGGTTAACCGTAGGGGCTCTTCACTGCCCGGCTTTACGCCCCTTGGGAAGTCGATCGGGTTTTCGCCGGTCATTTTGTAGGTACCGGTTTTGGCCGAAATCGTGTGACCGTAGCTGGTCTCATCGATCGACACGATCACCGGATCGTTCGTGAGCGAACTCATGAGCGAGTTCAGCAGGGCGTAGGGTAACAGCGCCGTCAGGCTTTCCGCGCTGGTACCCATCAGCTCGCAGTCGATGGTCACCGAGTTGGTCATGCGCATATCGGTACCGGTGAGCGTAGCCTGCCCGTTCTGAGCTACGATGCGCACGTTTTCAGCGACCGGCACGAGCGGGTTTGGCGTCATGGCCCCACCGCAGAACTGGAGGGCTTTTTTAAGACTGGAGCCGACAAAGACGAGCCGTGGCCCCGTCTGGGGGGCCGGTTGTTTTTTAGCCATTGGGGGAAAGAAGTGGGGCCAGACCGGCCCCGTTAGAGGTTGCGTAGTTTTTCGGCTAACCGGTAGCCGTAGGTGTCGTGCAGACGCTGTAGCTCTTCCACTACGGATTCGTCGGTGATGGATCGGCTCGCCTGAAAGACGATAGTGGCGGGTTCGTTGTCGACATCATCGGCCCAATCCACCGACGTAGGGCCATCAAGTTTGGGCGGCTCAATTTTGTAGCCCATTTCCTTAAGCTCATCAAGAACCGTATCAATTATATCGGGCGTAATTAGCTGACTCATCAGGCGGCATCGGTTACGGCCTCGGCCGGTTCGGGGATGTAGAACTGCTTATTCTCGTACTTGATGCCCAAGTTGCCAGCTGCTTCGATGAGGTCTTTCAGCAGGTCGGCAGTCGTGTCCTGACCCAGCAGCTTGGCCCAGCCAACGATGCGCTTTTTAATGACGTTGACCGAATCCAGATCATGCACGTGATGCTGAATGCGCCGGTCAATGCTGCCTTTGATCAACAACTGGCGGGCCTGATCGGGAATCTGGCCGTCCTGACCGATGGCCGATTCGAGCCAGTCAAAGGATGTATCATCATTGGCATTGCTGATGTCCTTCATGTAAGCATCGACCACTTTCGACTGATCGGCCACTGCTTTCTTGCCGGTGGCAGGCGCAGGTTTGGTGGGCACCTCAGCCGGTTCAGGCCGTTCGTAGGCCTGTCGAGCAACGGGTTTGGCCTCATGCACCACCTCAGCTGTTACGTCCTGTACCGGCTCGCGCTCTTCAATTTCGCCTTCCGAATAGATCGGCCCTCCGAAGATGTCCGGACAATGCCACTTGGCGCCGTTGGAAATGGCCCGGTTAAACAGCATGTTTTTAGGGTAGTTCTTCCAGGTGGCTTTCTCCTGCCATGCGTTTTTATCCCGGTTCCATTCCATGTTCATGTTCGCGGCTTTGGCTTCCTTCATAGTCATTTCCGAGGTGCCAATCAGTTCACCGTTCTCGTAGAAGTCCAGCCGGCAGACCTCCGCCGTATGCTCCACCACTTTGTAATTGTAACGCCCCGACCGTTTAATGATGGAAGCGATCAGACCCGAACCCAGCACCGGCTTACCCTGCACGATGTGTATGCCGGACATGCTCTGAAAGGCAGGCAGGCCCAGCTCGGCCCCGGCCAGCACTTTAACGAATGCCTTGGTAGCATCCTGCGCATCTTTGAAATAGCCTGATTGGGCCAGATTTTGGGCAACCGTCTGAATGTCCGATGTCGAAGTCGGTATGAGTGATTGTGTCATGATAGACTTAGGATTTGAAAATGAAGCCCGGCCAGCGGCTAAACCGGCCGGGCGTTTATCGAGAATTACATTACGGAGCCGTAGCCGGAGCCGGAGCCGTCGCCGGAGCCGTAGCCGTCGCCGGAGCCGTAGCCGTCGCCGTAGCCGGAGCCGGAGCCGTAGCCGTCGCCGTAGCCGGAGCCGTAGCCGGAGCCGGAGCCGTCGCCGGAGCCGTAGCCGTCGCCGTAGCCGGAGCCGTCGCCGGAGCCGTAGCCGTCGCCGTAGCCGGAGCCGTAGCCGGAGCCGGAGCCGTCGCCGGAGCCGTAGCCGTCGCCGTAGCCGGAGCCGTCGCCGGAGCCGTTCAAATTGGCTGCCTTTAAAATGTAGGATTCGTTTCCACGAAATCGCTTTAGCATCGTATCGACAGGCCCGGCCCACACTCTGGCTTTTTCACAGGCACCCACCACCCCATCGTGGCAGGCACCTGAATCAATCACATCCCCGTAGGTTAAGAATTCGACTTGTTCCATTTGGCTTTTGCTTCATCGGTTACAGCAAACACACCTGTCACCTTATGGAGTACCAGAATGTCACAGGGTGCTGAAATCTTACTGTTGTTGGTAGGCCCCGTTTCGGCCAGCTGGTGCAGGCCTTTAGTCGTACCCCAATAAATGGCCATCCGGCAATTCTTCAAGTCTTTCAGCGTTGATTGTGACAGGTCGGTTGACTCCTCAACTTCGGCGTACCATACGCCCCGGTGCTCAGTTGTAACTAGGATTGATTTCATGAAATTGAATTGGTTTACGATTTGAAAAACTTGACATAGATAGTTACCAGAAAGTAGGCGACCAGATAGCAGCCCAGAAAGAAGCTCAGACACTTGAACCACAGGGGCGGAAAGCCCCGCTCATCCTCAGTTGGGGTAGGCCGCTGCATAGTCAATGCCGTCCAGGTAGGCGTGTTTGGTTACGTTCAGCGGCTCCGAAATCCAGTTCTCCCAACCGGCCGCCATATAGGCATACGTATTGGCTTGCAGGACGATCGCCTGCCGAATGCCCATCAGCCGAAAGATGCGGTCGGACTGGCGGTACCGGGTGAACAGCAGGGGCATGAACCGGTAGGTCCACTTGTACACCTCCGACGCGTAGTATACGCCTGACAAGCGTAGTTGAAAAAACGAGAAGGCCACCTCAAAGCCCAGCATGAGCTGCGCTTCATCGGACTTGCCAGCGGCCGTGATCGGCCACTCGTTTAAAAGGGTGCTTAGGTCCCGAATCCAGTCGGAACCCTTGCCCGGGTCGTTATCGTCCCCGGGCAACTCAAAAGCATACGTTTGCCAGAATTGATTGGCCAGACTGGTAGCGGTTGATACGGTTGGCATGGTGGTAGGAGTCTAGAGGATGGAAGCTTTGATGGATTCTTCGGCTGTACGCAGGAGCGGGTGGGCGGTATACTCCTCACCCGTATCGGGATCACTGATGACCATGCCGCCGTGGGGGATTTTCTTCAGCAGTTCCTCCCAGTCTTTCAGCAAGCTTTTGGCCGCTGTCACGTCGGCGTTGCGGCTCTGCCAGACCGGATCATGGGTGTAGTCGTAGCTGACACCGACCTCAGCGAGTTGCAGCTTTACCCCGGCCTTGGCAACGCCCCCCTTTCCGTAGGTGGCCAGCTCATTCAAGGCGGCTGTTTTAGCCTGTTTCTTTACCTCGGCTGCGTAGAGTTCGAGTTTGGTAGCCAGCCCCAGCAAGGCCAGCGTATCGTGCCCGCCTTCGACGGCGTATTCCACGGTAGCCGCTGCCATGATGGCCAGATCAGATTTTGAGAGGTCGGTCAGGTGCTGAAGCTTAATGACCGACGGCATGATGTCACTTGCAGATTCCATTGTTATTAGGTGGTATTAGAGGTGAAAATTTTACGCTTGAATGTCGGGGAACAGGGAAAGCCAGCGCTGCCATTCCTGCCAGCGTACCCGGTGACTACCATCACTGATTCCGTCAATAATTTTTAACTTTTCGACCCGGGTCGTGCCGGGTATCCGTCGACCGTCATTTATCCATCCACGTACGACATTCTGAGAAAAACCAGAGCGTTCAACAATAGCCTGTACACTCAGAATGTCGGGGTGGGCATCAACGCGAGACTTAATTTCTTTCAGGTCAGACCTCACCTGCCGAAAGTCTTTGACCAGTTCGGGAAGTGCCGTGAGTGCTTGCAGTAAATCCATTAGACGACCTGGGTGATGTGGATTTTAAAACCAGATTCGCAGGTGTCAACAACGTCAACAAAGACGACAAGGCCCTCCTGTTTGGCCTGCCGTACGGCATCGGCCAGATTGACAGCGTTGTCACGAATGCAGTCGAGGAGTTCGGCCCGGCGTTGGGCGATGTTGATCGGGTGTTGGAGTTGATCTGACATTGGATTAGGTGGTTAAAGTAAGGTGATAGAATAGCCCCAGGGATGTTTACCATTGATTCGCTTCTGAAACCGACGACCGGCAATACGGGTCATGGCCTTGCCAACGCGGTAGCGGTTGAGCTTCTTGGCCCCTGTTTTTTGCTCAAGGAAGCTGATAGCCTGCGGAACCGTCCAGAACTCATCGGTGTACGTTTCCGGCGCTTTGAAGAATTTTGGCACCAGTTCAAACTCAATGTACTGGCGGGCCGGCAAGTGCCGTGTTGGGGGGTTGGGTTGAGTTGTCGCCGGGCGTAAGCCGGCTATCTGCCGTTGCAGGGATGCTACCTGACCTTCCAGCACGTCAACCCGGCTGTGGAGCGAATCGGCCTTAAGCCTGCGTTCGCACTCAATAAAATACAACCGGGCGGCTTTGCCTTTTCGGTTTCCTTCCACCATCGCCAACTCTTTGGCACAGGTTAGGGTGAGGGCGTATTCGGTGCGGGTAGTTGCGCCTTTTTCTCGCTTCACTATCTGGTGAAATGAAGAATAGTCTACACCTTCGACAAGTCCATACTGGGTTATACGTAGCTTTATCCAGTCGGCAAAACGCTTCCCGTTTTCCAAAAAACCATGCAGTTCGCGGGCATCGACAAGCTGTTGCCCATCGCGCTCTACAATTGTGACCAGTGCGTTCATGCTACCAGTGATTTTGACACCGCCTTACGTTCGTTTTCCTGCCTGCGTTGCAGTTCGGCTAGTTCCAGCCGATCCAGACCGTTAATGAAAGCGTCGTAGGTTGGCTGGGTGACGTTTTCAAAGCGCATGATTTTCTGAGCGGCCCGCTCCGAGATGCCTCCTAAGGCGGCTGCCGCCTTAATTCCCCCTTCGGTTTGCGCCAGCCGCTCACGAAGAGATTGCTCAATGTTCTTGCTTACGACCATCGTTCGTGTATTTTTGCGTGCATTCAAGCGTTCATTCGTCCGCTTGTCAAATTATAGAACCAAAGGTAAGCAAGTTTTACCGAACTTGTCAAGCAAAACTTGATATTTTATGCTTGACTATGTATCTGCTATTGAAGAAATGTCCCTGGGAGCTAAATTGAAGGCGTTGCGTGAATCAAAAAAATTAACGCAACAGCACGTGGCAGAGCATTTAAAGGGCTTGAATCTTGGCAAGTCAAAGCAGATGATTAGTCTGTACGAAAGCAATACTAATATACCTCCTATATCAGTATTGGCAAGTTTGGCTAAACTTTACGAGACATCTCTAGACGATCTCATTGAAGAGCGTAATGGCGCTTTGCAAGCTCAAGAACATAAGCCGCTCTATAAAATTGCGGACTATAAGAGAGTTGAGGATTCATATAAGCACAATGTTCAGGCTGATTCCAACCTCATTTATGAAAAAAGCAGTTACATCCCTTTTTATGATGTAGAAGTTACAGCCGGAAAGATTGAGGTGTTTTTTGATGAGTCCGATAACCCCGCTGGATATATCTATGCACCCGAATTCGCTGGCTGCATAGCCTGTAAAGTTTGGGGTGATTCTATGTATGATCGAATACTGCCCGGTGCTACCGTTTTCATTTATCCGATTGAGTCAAAGAAGTATTTTGATTACGGTCAGATATATATGGTAGCCTATCCTGGTCACCGTGTATTAAAGTACATTCAACCTTGCGAGGGGGATGAATCGAAAGTTATGCTGGTCAGTGAAAATAAACGCCAACCGCCCTACCCCGTTGAGAAAAATGATATACAACGTGTATTTTTAGTTAAAGGATATTGGAACCAAACCACTAATTGATATGAAACTAGCTTTACTTTTAACATTAGTGACCACTATTTGCGTAGCACAAAAGTCAGAAACGTATAGATATAATGGGGAAACGATTACTAAAAGCCCATTGGTGAAAGACAACAATGGTGTAACTATTTTTCTCGGCGTTCTTCGATATAACAGTGAAGTTATTGACATAGCACCTTTTACAAGGAGCCTTTTAAATGATGAGTATGAGTTTCGTAGAGGAACTATGCTTTCGTTGAAATTTAAATCTGATCTATTAAAACAAGACCATGTTATTGAGCTTGTCTCTAAATATAAATTTGAACTGAAAGACGATCATTTAAGTAAACATTTTTATACAGGAATTAACAAAAACGATTTCCCTCAATATTTAACATTAACCATTGAATCCCTTACCCTCAAATAACACATTTTTCATTTGTCCCAACTTACCACCTAAAAACATACTGTATGCCCCTCACTCGTAATCCGAAAGCGGCTGATCTATCCAAGCGCTTCCGCGAGTTCCGTAAACGGCTTGGTCTTTCCCAGTCCGAACTGGCTGCTCAGCTAGGCGTTGAGCAAACGACCGTCTCCAACATCGAAATCGGCCGCTCCGAATTCAGCTTTACCGTCTTGTATGCCCTGTCCGATCTGGGATGCTCACCGACCTGGCTGTTCTTAGGCGAAGGCCCCATGCTATTAAAACCCCAGAAAGCGCATCTGGAAGTGCGGGAAACACCGGGCTCCACTGAGTACATCATCCGCGTGGCTACGGCATGA